ATCACCTGTAAATTGTAAACATATTGCTGGCTTTCCAGTCATGACCGATAAGGATCTCGCCAAAGAGTCAACATACTTTCCATTCACATGGATTTTGTTAAATGTTATTGAAGAATGACGTGGGATAATCTGATCAATAGATGGGTATTTCATATCTGACATAAGTTTATAATTAACAACACCATCTATCATCTCTAAATTGATCCTCGTGGCATCGACACTGCATGGCACTCTCGTTCCCTCTACCCCAAACCCACTTAGGAATTTTGACTTGCACACGAGACCAACAAGAAAAGATGGCAATATAATATCCAAACCTCGATAATCATCATAGTCGTAATCAAGAATAGGCATCTCCGATTCAACACGAACGGCAATATGACCATTTGTAGCCTCATAAATAATAACGCCATCCCTCTCAAATACGTGGATGCCGCATAAATACGGTCTTACATCATCACTTGACATGGCAGGTGCACATGATCTGATTGATTGAATGTCTAAATCTAATAAACTGGTCATAAGAATATCCTTTTGTTTGTTATTGGTTGAATTTTTGCCACTCTTGTGGAAACACTATCGGCTTCATGCCCATATCTTTTAATTGCTGGTTTGTTCTTCTCGCTAAGAGATACTTCTTTATGGGAAACCCATCAAGAATATAATTTCCAGCTTTTACTTTAAGGCGCATATCCCAAGCCGCATCAAGGGCATCAACAACCTGATTATTGTCGGCGGTTTTTGTGTAAAAAAAATCACTTGGACTTGGGTTGTAATGCTCCTCAACATTATTTGTTTTCTTCATTGACCTAGCTTCAAGGAGTTTTTTTATTTTCTTGCCAACGCTTATTGCCGTTGCACCATTTCCAATAAATGACGCTATATCCGTAGAAGAATAACATTTATCGTACATTTCCATGACGATCTCGCACTCTTTTTCAGAGTAATCATTTTGTGTTTTTTTGTCTCTCTTTTTAGTCCAATTTTTTTCTGATCTGTCATTGGCAAAAAGACCAAGTTTATTCATTTTGACATAGAACGATTTGGGATTTCTCTTAAGAACTTTTGCCATATGGTCGAATGAATATCCTGCATTATACATTCTTCGTATTCTTGTTATTTCTTCTTTTGTGTAAGAACCTGTCACATATAGCATCATAATAACTCCCAATAAGAATAATGCCTAATTTGACTCTTTCAGTCAATAGGTTCAGCCAAATATTTATCCGTTTCATTGCCATGACAATCCCAGCCATTCCTCCTGGTTCTGGCAAACAACTCCAAATAAGGTCCATCAAATAACTCCATAAGCATTAAAGGCACTTCATCTGGCTTCCTGCTATGTTCCCTTGCCATTGACGCTATAGTGATCCCGATATCGTTCAAATTATCAGGCATTTCCCCAGTAAACACAGAATTTCTTGTGGATCTGTTTTTAACCCTCGGCTTTCCTTTTATGCCAATGATAAATGGCTCTGACGATGATCTAAAATAATAGCCAGTACCGAACCCTTGTTTTCCGTGCTTCGTTGTTTTATTCCAAGACCCACCCGATATTCTATTAAATCCCCAAACCTTCATTAAATCCATTGCTTGCTGTAGGTGATCAATTCCATTTTTAGGATCAGCCGCCCATGTCGTCCACATAAATAAAACGCAATCAGTCGATGTCCGAAAAATAATATCATCTCTCATTAAGATTAGTTCTTGAAAAGTCATGCCAGAATAATGCTTGTGCGCACCTTTTTCATGCCCTTTTTCCGAATACATCTGATACAACCAAGGTGGATCAGCCATAATAACGCCATATTGCTTGTCAATGTCACCAAACATCAATCATCGTTCCATTCTTCTTGCAAGGCTCGTGCTTTTTTTAACTGCTCCCAAACAAAATGTGACCTCGTTGCCATGATTGCAATATTAATCGCAAGAAGAGATGCCCTATCAAGTATAAAATTTATCACGAGAAATTATCCTTTGTGGTTATGTGCCAGCAATGACAGAATGGGCAATTGTAAACAGAGAAATTCTTATCAAACTTCTCGGCAGTTTTTATTGCTTGACCTTTTGTGTTAAATGACTTTTTTTTCTTACACATTGAGTCATAAATATGGTTTAGCTTGCCATAATTTGGTTGTCTTGATTCCAGCCCTTTAATTTTTTTATTCAAACCCAATACCTCTTGGTGCAAGGACTGATTTTTTGACCTTAATGTCTGATTTGCATTATTCAATTGTAAAATTATGGTATGTAAGTTCTTGTTTTTCTCTAATAGATTCTTTACTTGTCTTTCCGTGTTGTTCATTTTCGCTATGAGCCCTTTTTTTAAAAATTTCAATAATCTAACCCCAACATGGGCTATGTTAATATTTCATTGGAGTTCCTCAAACGAAAACTTATAATCATCGGGCAATGGTATCCAATAAAGGTAATTGTCCATGGTTTCGCTAAAATCATCCATACCATCTGCGCTTAAATAGAGTGGATCACCTGTTAATGCGTCATCTATCCTAAGATAAAGGTTAGCCCCACTACCATCATCGTATAAGGCGATAAACTTTTGCCCAACGTCTGGCAAGCGTTCGTTAAAAAATATCATGTGTTGTTTAATGTTCATTACTTTATCCATTATCGCCCCTTTTTGTATATAATATTTATCATTGTGTTAGTTATTCCGTATCATGATTCTTTTACCTCAATTGAAACTGAATGATCGCAATCCTCAAGAGCTTGCATGATATAAATTAATGCGTATTTCATAAGAATGTCTCGCGTAGGTGCGTCCATGGAGCTGTATATTTCGTTGTCTTTTTTCACTGTTATATTAATCATGTGTCACTCCATTCATGCCCTGTTGCTTCGTTTATGGGTGGCAGTGTCTCGTCCGCCGTACACAAATTATCTTGTGTATTCTGATTTCGCTTTTGTCGTACGCTAATTTCTGGCAATATAACATAACCCTCTTTGGTAAATTGCAAGGGCGGTGCTGGGCAAGGGTCGCACTTGAAATCAATATTACCATCAACACCGCCAAACCAAACGCCCGCACCACCGCATCTGTGACATGCGGTCTTAGGCTTACACTCATACCCACTTGCATCGCATATGTGGGGACTATCTCCATATTTGCTATGTATGACCATTTCCCCCATGTGGGGAATATGGTCGGCTGAATAATCGAGGGCGGCTAAAATATCCTCTGCGTAGCTCATTGATACTGGGCATCGGGAGTTTTCAGCTATCCATTTCAGTTTCTTATGCGTATCCGTATCAATCGTCACTGTTATTTTTGGCATTTTGTTTCTCCTCTTTTTGTGCTTTAATGTGTTCAAGTAAATCCTCCAAAACTTGAATTAAATAATCTCTTTTTGGCGGGTATCCCCAAAGGGCGCGCTCTTTTGATATTGCGTCAGCTTGAAAACAAAACGGAGAGGCGTAAGGCGAATAATTTTTACTATGGACGTGCTGTAATTCACTAGCAATACAATATAACACCTCTGCTTGCGTTTTACTATCAGCTCTAGCAAAAGCATAACCAATATCGTAAGGATTTATTGTTACTGTTATTTCTCGCTTAATCATAGATAACTCCCCGTGCTTTTTTTAAGATGTCTCTAGCATCTTTAAAATCACTTTTTTGGCAACATTCAGAACCGTCTTGCAGGGTCGCCACACTATCAATAATATTATTAAGAATACTGTAAAGCTCTGGAGCGCAAGATATAAGCCTTGCATCATGAAAGTGTCTACATGAACCCCCATAAGTTGAAAAACCAATAACCGTTTCATTATCTGCGCTCAACACATGGGAGTGCCCCATAACCTCTCTTAATTTCCAAGGTGCTCTACTAATTTTCATGCCTTTTTCATCCTTCCTGTTGCCACCATAACGCCCAAACAACGATTAAACCCTATATCCTCGTAATAGGTTCTTATGTCGTGAGGAATGTACATATCTTTATTTGGTAAAATAATATCATTTTTTAGTTCATCACAATAAGGAATACAAACTACAACGTGACATTCTGCTATTTCTTTTAATAAGTTTTCAATTTTACTGGCTGGACACTCAAAGTCTAATGACTTAAGTGGCTCAAATCTTTTAAACCAATCAAGACATTCTTTTGCATGAAGTCTATGCATCACTCCCCCTTAATCATTGCAAGTTGCTGTAATTCAAAATCAGTCATAACTGTACCAATCGTTGTCATACTTGGGTTTGGCTTTACGAAACTCGGTTGTGACATATCGTTCGGGATTGTGTCGTATCTGGTCATTGCGCTTCCTTAATCTTTGCAATCGCGTTGAGGGCGGCTTCTGTTCTCAAGAAACCTTCACGCGCGGCGATAGCTTCCAATTCTGTTTTGTATATGCCAAGAAATAGATATTCTCCCATAATAGAGCCAGAGGCTTCCCACCTGTCGCACGTTTCCCTTTTTCTAACTCCTGCTTTTTTACCGCTCAATCTTTCATGGTATAAAATGTGGTTTTGTCTATGCGAAACGTATTGGAGATTACTAAGGCGGTTATCGTCTTTAATGCCGTTGATATGGTCAACGTGTAAATCTGACTTTCCTATAAACGCGGCACAAACAAGCCTATGTATAGAAAAGCTGTTTTCTCCATGTGGGGCGTTTGATAAAAGAACAAAGGTGTACCCTTTTCTATATGAAGGCTTCATAAGTTTATTTCTTTTGTGTGAATAAACTCTACCAAGGTTTGAAACCTCATATTTCCCATTGTATCCATCAATGGGCTTCCATTCTTCACCTTGTTGTGTTATATCAGTTAAAGTCATAGCGAACTCACTTTCGTTAATGATTAGAGGGGGCTAGGTGTTCGCGCACCAAGCCTCTGTTGTTTTATTGGTCATCTCACTCTCCTATAAGTTCAAGTTTATAGCGCTTACCATCAATGACAACCTCTTTGCCGTTGCAAGTAACGTCTTTTGATTTGGTAATAATAAGCTCACCATAGCAAATATCTCCAGAAATAAGTTCTTCACACTTAATTTGCATCTCTTCTTTATTCGGTAATCTGTATAAACAGAGACCAGCAAAAATACGAAATCCAGATGATAAGGTTTTACACGTGATGCCAGAACCAGCCTCGATGCCCCAACCAGCCGTGATGCCAGAACCAGCCTCGATGCCCTCACCAGCCTCGATGCCCCAACCAGCCTCGATGCCCCAACCAGCCTTGATGCCAGAACCAGCCTTGATACCCAAACCAGCCTTGATGCCATCACCAGCCTCGATGCCCTCACCAGCCTTGATGCCCTCACCAGCCTCGATGCCCTAACCAGCCTCGATGCCAGAACCAGCCTCGGCTAATATTGATAAAGACGCACACAGCGCACCCTTAAACTTGACACGCCCAAGACCGCCTGAAATCTTAATGTGACCTGCGTAGTTCTCTACATCATCTTTACCAATATAATAATTGTCTTTATCTAAATCTTTCTTAGTAATTAAAAGTGTTTTTTCCATCTTATTTTTCTCCTTCGTTTGTTAATAATGGTAGTTGTTCAATCCGTTGCACATCACGCATGGCAAAGTGATACGCCATAAATCCACTGGCAACCAACGTCACCGCGAATATGCTAGATAAAAAACACAATAGAATTGTGGTGTATGGGTTAAGGCGTTTCATTGTTTGACTCCTTTGGCGGTTCTGGTAATGGCTTCCAGTGGGTTACGGCATCTATTTTCCAAGTTTGATTGATTCTCAAACGCCAAACATTGTTAAGCCCATATCGAAAAAACTTGCCAGTGCGTACATCATAACCATCTTTCTTTGGCTTTCTTAAAAGAATGAATGACCCATCTTTAGGCGCGGTGGTTATAGGTTGCCACCCATTTTCCAAAAGATGATCGTGAGGCTTTTTTAGGTTTGTTTTGTGCAATTTCACTGTGGATTCAGTCATACCGCTATCCAAACAGTTTCATTATTTCCGTTTGCGTTTACTCTTTTTAAGCCGCTATTGGCTATATACCCAGCCTTGAATAGTTCGGTGCATCTTGGCTTCGCAGTGTATAAATTAATCTTTAATATTTCCGAAACTTCTGATCCAGTCGCCCCATGAGAACCCTTCGATCTTATGAGTGACAAAACAGATGTCCTTAGTGCGGTCATTTTTAACTCAATATTCTTTGCCGCATCTTTGGAAGATTCATTGTGGGGCGCATAAGGCGCAGTATCAGGCATATGCCCCCTAGATTTTAATAGATTATCAAACCTATCGGCTACAACACCCATAAGACCATCTTGACCGAGCCATAAATATTTAGGATCTTTGCTTCTCAATGCCTGTATTAATTCATGATTTGATAAGTCGGTGGCTTTCTTCATAGTCATAGCATTTCCCCTGTTGATTCATTGTTGATTGATTTTTTCTTATCTTCAATAATATTGAAAATATAGTTATACGATGCCATTGAGGCTTGTTTGATAAATTCTATATCATCGGCTCTGTCGTTCAGAACGCGCATAACATCGCTCTCAAACTCGCAATCCTTGACATCTCTAATAATATCAGCACACTTTGATTTTACCAAAGTCTCTTGATCAGACTGCACACTTTGACTGGCTAAGAAATAACCAACACTTTCATCAAGCTGTTCTGTCCGTTTAAACATGTCAGTGATTGGCTTCTCGTCACCATATTCGTTTATTCGTGATGACTTGGCTGTCCAATCAGGCTTGCCCATTGATCCTAGAGGCAATATGATAGAAATGCCCATTTCATAGAAATACTCTTCTGCACCAATCGGCGATAAGCCTTCCTTGATATATTCTATTTTGCCATTGACTTTGACAAGGTCAATTTTCTCTTTGGCTCTAAAGCAAAGGATTACATGACACTTAGTTCTTGATAGAGTATAGCTAATTAATCTCTTGCGCCCACTTTTAGCAGGTCCCCATGCATTGATCTGGATCTTCTCACGCTCCTTATAATTTTTTACGTCAATGTTTCTTGCTCGCAATCTCTCGTTAATGTACTCCTCGTGCATCTCCACAACACCACCAGGACCTTCGTGCTCATGACTCATGCTGTCAATAATAATAACATCCCCCTCTCCGTAGCCATTTTTCTCTGCAAACTGGATTGCTTTATCGTATCGTTCTGGCGAGAATGGTGGATCAAGAGATAAATGGTTAAACGAAAAAGCGTTGGCATAAGTCAAAGACCTCTTATTTTCTGTGTCAATAAAACAGATTTTGCCCTTTGATTTTTTCACTATCCCTGTGGCTATCCGAAGGGCACTCGTGGTTTTTCCTGATGCTTGTGGACCAGCTATAGCTATAAGAAGCCTTGTATTTATTGGTCTTGCTCTTGATATAGAAAAATCTGATGTCATAATTACTTCCTTTTTTATTTATGTGTTCCACTGCCGCGCCAATCTAGATGGCTCTATAAGTTTTGGAGGTCTTTAAAACAACCAAATAGAATAGCGCAGCAGTGAAATCGTTTTCAACAATGATTAACCAGCCATAGCCACGTCAATCACGCGAGTCTCTTTATCGTTTTCTCTTGATTTTATAATATCGGCTTCCTGCTCTTCCTCTATCCACTTGTTCTCAATCCAAGGCGGTGGGCAAGCCCTAACTGTGTATGGAGGGTACCCCTTCCAAACGCCTGTTTTGATGCACTCAATGAACTTTGCTCGACCAAAATTATAACGATCCTCAACCTCTTTTCTGTACGATGGGGATATCTCGTAAATTCTTACCAAGAATGGTTCTTTGGTTTGTTGGACAACAAATATAAAGCGACAATCATTTTTACCATTTGTGAGTAAGCCGTTTGCAACTTTCCTGTAGTGCGGATCTTGCAAATATTTCTCTCTCCATAGTTCATTTTTTTCCCAACTATCAAACGATAATCCAGTTGTTTTATAATCTACAATCAGATTTTCAATGAACTCCCCATTTGGGGCGTTATAATTCGAAACAAGCCAGTCAGTCCTTGCTCTATTCCAGATATCGCCATCAAAATAAAACATCGACTGCTCTGCCAACCCTTCGTTAAATACACCAGCCCAATCACAATGCTCATTGATCTGCTCTAACAATCGCATCTTCATAATCTTGACATCGTCAATTATTGATTTGGTGGAATTGTTTAAAGGTATTTTGCCACGCGCCTTAATATCATCACGAACATTTTGTGAATCTTTGGTGCGCCAATTATCAAATGGTGCAATCTCAAACAAACCCTCGCCGCCTGATAACACATAGTCGTGGGCAATAGATCCGAGAGCCATGCTATCCGACTGCCTATCCTCTTTGCCGACATTGAGTCTCTTAATTGTTGCCTTTGCCTCAATTTCTGTTCCCTCAATCAGGGCAGTTAAGGTCGTTGAAGATAGCGATGTGCTTTCCGCAAACCCATCTAAATATGGGGTTGGGTCAGAATGATACACATCTTCTGGCATTTTATCTACGATACAATTTTCAGTTATTTTCATTTTAAAGCCTCCTTTTGACTATATAACCTATAATAACCCATTGACTTAATTTGTCAATAGGGTTTAGTAATTTATGTGCACATTTGGCAATTTATTTTCACCAATAAGCATGATGATGGTTAAAGCAACCCCTTTATCAAGGTTTACTTGAGCGCAAAGCGCATCAACTGCGGCATTTATCACCATCTCTTTGTTGTGCTTGTCTGCCTCGCGTTTTTTACGCTCTAACTCTTCTCTTGATTTTTCGTCAGCAACGCGCTGGCGTTCTGCTTCAATAGCTTGCTCTTTTTCACGCTGGGCACGTAATTCGATCTCTTTAGCTTCGCGCTCTAATCTGGCAATTTCTTCGCTGGCTTTTCTCTCAAGTTCAATACGCTCGCGCTCTGCCTTTTCCTCTGCCTCTTTTCGGGCATTATCAGCGATTTCTTTCTCGCGCTGTTGCTGTTTGCGAAGTTCCTCTTGTTTGCGCAATTGATCAAGTTCAGCTTGCTCAAGGTCTCTTTTTTTTCTGGCTTCAAGCATCTCTTTTAAGTGGTTTTCGGCTTTCTCAAAAGAATGAGTCGCTGTATCCTTAAACTCCTCCCAGTCTCTTTGGAAAATATCGGACAAAGCAGTGATGCGCTGTGAAATTAAAACAGTGTCAGGGTCAAGAATGTCAAAAGACAATGAGTTGGTAATAAAATCTAAGGCTTTTTTATGATTGTCAACGCGCTCTTTCTCTCTGTTTTCAAATTCAGTCAAAGGTGCTCGAATATCCTCTTTAAGTGCATCAAGTCGATCTCTTGCCTTTTTACGTTCGGCATCAATCTCATCAACCTTTTTTTGGGCATCTGCTTTAAGTTGCTTACCAGCGTCATCAAATGTGGTTTTTGTTCGGGCAATTTTGTAAGCCATAGAGGCAATTTCTTTGCGACCTTTTTCAGTGGTAACATCTAAATCAATGCTTTTGGCTCTTTTTTCAATCTCGTCAAGAATGTGATCAGATCCACCAGCTTTGAATAAAACAGTAATGTCGTATTGTTTAAAATCAATAATATCAGTGCCAGTTTCTTTTTTAGAAACATCTTCTGTGGTATTGTTTTGGGTTTCTTGTACCAAATCATTTTGATCTGGCTCATAGTTTAAGAATGTTTGCGTCATATTGACCTCCTTGGTTGTTCCATTGGCTATAACTTAATAATACCTTATTGATTATATTTGTCAATAGCCATTGATTAAAAAAATCAATATTTGTTTGACGTTCTATAAAATGGCTCTATAATGCCAATTATGAGCAAAAGAATTGAAAATTTTAAAAATATAGAAAAAAGAATTAACACAGTCAAATCTTGGGCTACAAGACTTGAGGTGCTTAAGTCACGAAAAGAAAACCCCATAACACGCGAATATGAGTTCGCTAGAAAATATGGTATTGATCCAGCATACTTCAATCGTCTTAAGAATTTGAAATGCATCCCAAATCAGTCCACTGTGGATATGATAGAGTCATACATGCAAAAAGAGGGTGTATAAAAAATATTTTTATGCCCCTATTGACACGTTCTAAATATTGAACGATTATGATCCACAAGAGGATCAAAAATGCAAAAAGAGAAATTAAATTTAACGCCAGTTATTTCGACTTGGCGAGATAGAATCAATGGTTCTGGCAAATCTTTATCGAGTGTTGCCAAAGAGATTGGTATATCAAAAGGTCAATTATCCCAATATTTGAGTGGAATAAACACGCCAAGTGTTAAAATATTTGAGCGCATAGAAAATGGCTTAAGGGGGATTGGATTATGAGAGGATTTTCGAAGATAAACCCTTCTGTTTGGGGGTCAAAAAGATTTGAAAGCCTTACCGATGATGCGAAGCTTTTTTATTTATATTGCCTTACATCACCACAATCTAACTCTGTGGGGTGCTATAGAAACCCTGTAGGGTACATGATGGTTGATCTAAACTGGAATGAGGCAAGGATCAAAACATGCTTAAAAAAGGTTTCTGATACCCTATTGATACAGTATCACGAGGAAGAGAGTGTTGTGCTAATTGATAGGTGGTTTGAATATAATCCTGCATCTAACCCAAAACATGCCCTAAAGCTTGTTCAGGACGTTGAGGCGATACCCTATCCGAATTTTGCGGCTATCTCTGCGCGAGCATTGAAGCGGTGTATAGAGGACAGGGGTTGGAAAATAGAGGACAATTTAATAAACCGTATCGATAGGGTATCCCGACTTGGCGACACTAAGACTAAGACGGAGACTAAGACGGAGACGGAGACGGAGACTTATACCCCCTTACCCCCTTCGCAGGGGGAGGAGGATGATTTTACAGATGATTTTTCTGATTTCTGGGCAGGATGGATACCGCATGAGATGTCCAAAGGATCAGACAAAAAAACAACCCAAGATAGATACACTAAGGCAAGAAAGACAGGAGTAACCCATGAAGAAATTATCAACCAGCGTGATCGATATTTGCAAGAGTGCAGAGAAATCAATAGAAAATCACTCTATGCAGCAACTTGGCTCAATGAGAGAAACAAAAACAAATGGGAGTTCGAGGTCGATGACACAAGAACGACCAGCAATAACCAACCAAGACCAAGCGCACGACCTTCTATTGCGGATGCAGTCGCAATGGCACAAAGGGATTCGAGACGCCCCTTTGGCGATTCTTGAGGAAGCAACCCAGAGGGCAGGATATGATTTGATAACTGTTTACATCGGAAGGCTGCTTTGCCATTTCCCTTATCGTGATGCCACAAAAGACGCTATCGTAATTTCGGATGTTGCTCGTTTGTGCCACCAAGATCGTGTATCAGCACTTGCTGTTGCAGAAATTGTTGATGAGTACATACGAGACGACAAGGCAAAAGCACAACCTCTGTCAGGTCAGATTATTAAAAAAATAAATTTGAGGACGATGATGTATAAAAATATGGCAGATAGGATTTTGGGGGTGGATATTGTCGATTAAATCGTCACCTTGGTACTTTTTAGACGATTCTGTGCGTTTAAATGGGTTAGCCTATAGCGAGGTAGCGCAGATAAATTTAACATGCCTCTACGCCTCTTAAAATGGCAAATTACAAAAAGGAGTTATTATGGATATAACATTACAAACCATTTTTGCTTTATTGGCAGTTACAACTTTTGCAGTTTTTCTAACGAAACTGTGCTTTGAATGTTACAATAAAGGGGTTAGAGATGCAATGGATAACATGCGTGAAATGAACCTTAATTTTGATATTATTGTTGATTCCAAAAACATCATATGTGAAATTAATTTTACCAAGCCAAGAACCAGCCAAAAAGACACCCAAGAAGAAAAAACAAAAGAAGGTTTAAGAAAATGATTGTTTTATCTTTGTTTGATGGAATGTCTGTTGGTTTGCAGGTCTTAAAAGATTTGGGAATACCAGTAACCAAATATTATGCGAGTGAGATTGATAAATATGCGATACAAATATCCAAAAAAAATCACCCCGAAATAATCCACTTAGGCGATGTCAATAACTGGCGAGAATGGAATATAGAAAAACCAGATTTAATTATTGGTGGTAGTCCTTGCCAAGGGTTTTCTTTTGCAGGAAAACAGTTAGCTTTTGATGACCCTAGAAGCAAGTTATTTTTTGTCATGATGGATTTAATTAACCATTACAAACCGAAGTATCGTTTTCTTGAAAATGTCCGTATGAAAAAAGAGTATCAAGATGTTATAACGCAATACATGGGCGTTGACCCCATGTTAATCAATTCGGCTCTTGTGTGCGCTCAAAATCGCATAAGAAATTATTGGTTCAACTGGGAAGCAGAAATACCAGAAGATCGCAGCATACTTTTGAAAGACATAGTGCATGAGAATGTTGATGAATGGGTGGATCGTGAAAAGTCATACTGTATTGATGCTAATTATTATAAAGGCGCGACCCTTGAGCAGTATTTTGAAAAAAGTCGTCGGCAACAAGTTTTAGTGAGACTAAACGAATATGTCGTACCCTTTGATAAAACTTTGCAGATACTAGATAAAGAAGTTGAGCGCGGCAAGGTTGGATATTTCAGGAAAGATAGTCAAGCAAATAGGGTATATTATATTCATGATAAAGCTGTCTGCCTTTGTGGTGACGCTGGTGGTGGAGCTGCCAAAATGGGTCAGTATTTGTTTGGTTGCATCACACCTGACCGCGTAAATCAAAGGCAAAACGGTCAACGTTTTAGCGATGGTAAAAAGTTTTACACCCTTACAGCGCAAGACAAGCATGGGATACTGATTGAGGGTTATATACGAAAACTTACACCAATCGAGTGCGAGAGACTACAAGGTTTGCCAGATAATTACACACAAGGCGTTTCGGATAGTCAGAGGTACAAGATGCTTGGCAACGGCTGGCAACGCGACACCATTGAACATTTATTTGAACAAGCACCATTTGCAATAGATAGGAGATAAATCATGGCAAAAAATGACTGGGAAGATTCCCAAATACAATTACTTAAGGAACTTTGGGGCTTTGGATTGTCGGCTCAAAAGATATCAGAACGTCTTGGTAATAAATCAAGAAATGCTGTTATCGGCAAGGCAAACAGGCTTAATTTATCATCAAGGGCAGTGGGGGTTCGGGCAAGACCAGAAAAGCCCAAACCAGCACCAGTAAAAACTAAGATAGTTATTAATATACCATCACCAGAAAAACCCAAAAAGCCAAGAAAAGTATATATTAGAAAAAATGATGAACAAATAAAGGAAATAGCAAGAACATGCTACGGACAAAAAACGAAACTTTTGCACTTGAAAAGCAACCAGTGCCACTGGGGGGTTGGTGATCCACGAGACGATGACTTTGGATTTTGTGCAGCACCAATACAAAAAGGTAAAAAGAACTATTGTGAGAAGCATGACAGTATCAAAAGCGTTCAGGCTCGTGAGACTAATATCCGTAAATCTCTCTAATTTCTTGTACCCTTGGTCTGGCTTGTTTTCTTATTCTTCTCTCATCTGCGCCTCGGAGTTCTTCCTTGACCCTTTGCTTTATTGATGCTTGGTTTGGAATTATTTGCAGGTGAGGTGGTTTACCCTCATTGTGTATTCTAATTTCTTCCATAATAGCCGTGAATTGACGCTGCATCTCTGCCTGACCTTCAAAATCCCCTTGTGCATATAGCCTTTGACCTTCGGCAATAGCCTTCGCCATTCTGCCATAGTACCTTTTTCTTAGTTCATTCACGGCATTATTGGCGCGTGTTTCTGACCATACGGAATCTCTTTTGTTGGAAATATCTGCGGTTGTAAAACCAAGACTTTTCATGAAAACATCCATTCCTGTAATATCTTCGGCATCAATAACTTTAGATCCAGCTTTGGTATAAACGCCATCGGACTCCCAAGACATCGCCTGTAGGGGGTTTGATAAGAAAGCAGGAAGCAACTCTCTTACCGCAGATCCAGCCCTACCTTGCGCCAAATATTGAGATGCTTGCAATGGACGTTCAACAAAAAGGTCAAACCACACACCCAAGAAATCAGATCCTCGATCTGGGGCAATACTGCCAAATCCTAATCGACCAGATAAATCCATATTTAAAACACTTGCTGGCAATCCTTTTAATAGCGTATCAGCAAGGAACTTTGATCCTGTGTATTCCGTTATTACTTCTCTTGCCTTAAAATCAATGTCAACATCAATGCCAGTAACTAATTTATACAATCTTTCGTATAATTCTTGAAGGTCATCAGTGAATGGTATGCCCTTCAATCCAGAAAATGCCACGATAGCAAACATCATGTAAGCAACGGACGCTTTACTCTGTCCACTATTGACTTTTGAGAGCCTATAAATCAATTCAAGGGTTTGTATGGTAAAAGATAAGAACTGGAATGGTAATGTTCCAATACCCCTTGATACTCGTGCGCGATTAAGCTTTCCAACGCGGTATTGCGTTGAAACAACCGCTAATTCTGCATAAGCAAATGCAAAATCTGCTCCGTCTTTACCATCTAACATAGCCTTTGAAAACTCATCACGACCAACCCACTTCATTATATTTTCTTTTGCTCCAGGCTTCATAGCAAGGCGATATGCGGAGATAAATGTGGCAATCCTGTTTACTTTTTCAGGTATTGAGAAAGTTAAAGCCACCGCATCGGCTACCTGTCGTGCGCGTTTTCGTGCACCCCTTACTTTAAGCGAGGAGGTACTTGCAACCGCCATAGCGTCATGAGTTGCCTGTGATAAGAAATCACCTTCGCTTTGGGCTTTTATCAATGCATCTCGCACATCAAGCGGTGCTTTGGAAAAATCAAAAGAATCATCCCCACGAATATTTGGCGTAGAGACACTGCCAATATCTTTGTATGCCTTTGATAACTCAATGGCGATATCAGAGGAACTAAATTTTCCTTTAAACCAAGGTGCGGTAAAAAGCACAGGCTGTGTCAAGTTGACAAGCCCTGATGACACATTCCCAGAAAGGTAATACATGAATATGGTCATTCTAGCTTCACCCCATTCCTCAATAGGGTCATTAATGTAATCCACGTACTCTCGACCATATTCGTAAAGATTTTTCATGCCAGATTCAGCCAATACAGTCAAAGAATCCTCAATTTTTTTATCATTCAATCGGCGAGAAATATAAGACGAAGCCGTGATAAAATAATCATTTATTGATCTCTCAAAATCTGCGCTGTAACCAGGTATATCTCTTGATCTAAAGAAGTGTGACCTAAAGCCTCTTTTTTGCATTTCTTTTTTGATAGCTTCTATAAATTTCTCTCTCTCCTCATTCGTAAGATCGCTACTGTGGGCAATAACATCAAAACTCTCGAGATCTATGTTTGCGACAACATCATTAAAATTACTCATTTCAAAGGTGGATATCGTGTATTCTGGCTTGAGAAACTCCTCTGGCAGATTGTCTAAAGCATCATTTACTTGTTTTATTTCGGCAAGTTTTTTGTTTTGAGTTTTAGTGTTTCCAATATCGACACGCTCAAAATAGACGACATCACCCTCTTCGTTTTTAACGCTAATGCCTACCTTGCCCCAACGCTTTAATGGGATGTATCCAGTTTTCTTGGAGTCGTTAACATCATTAAGCTTTTGCAGGACAGAACTTAATCTTTTAACCTCTTCGACATCTCCATTTTTCTGCGCCGTTAAGCGTAATCGCTCAACGTCTTGAATTGATTTGATACCTTGCTCCAAAAGACCTTCCTCTTCCAATATCGTATCAATAATTTTATCAAGTGCCAGATCAAATGATTTTCTAAGCCCTAAATAAGAGGCGGTTTGTGAAGGTGTTAAAGTAATAAAATCACCCTCTTTTGAATGATGAGTGTATTTTAATCCCTCATTTTTGACCTCAATGATGCCATCAACGTTTGGCTTATAAGTCTTTCCAGAAAGCCTACCAATTTCAAGGACGGCATGGACCTGTTTTTTCTCTTGTTCGGTCAGGCTATTATATGTTGTTGTGTTGCCCATAAGCTGGTTAAATATGACTTCTCTTTGTTTATATCTTCCTATTACAGAGTTATAAACAGGCACAAATCCTTTATGCAGTGAGGCAATCATCTGCGGATGTAAGAATATGGATGATTGCTTATTGAGGTCGTTAATAAATCCTTTTTCAAGACCCTTGACTTTATTCAAATTAAGGCGAGCACCATCGATTGATTGTTTTTTTCCAGTCGGTAATTGATACATGATACTGCTTTCGTCCGCATCAAAAGTTCCTTGATTAAATATAGATTTTACTTGACTGGAATTAAAAATTACGTAGCTATCCCCTCCATCACTTTCAAATACATTATTGTAAACAAAACCATCGTAGCCAGCTTCTTTTGCGTATCTTATAAGCGTAGCTTTTCTTATCGGTTCTCTTTCTTGTTGTAATATGTCGTCAGCCTCAAACTTTGTTAATATGCCTAAGTTCTCTAACTCTGTAACGTAATCTTCAACCTCATGCTGCTTCCCACTATCATCTATGCGTATGGGGTTTTTCATAGAAATATAAACAGGGAATACTCTTTCTGGGGCTACGTTTGGATCTATATCTTCTCTGATGTCGTCAATTCTTTTTAAAGCTTGCTCTCTCGTACCAAAATGAGACAATCTTTTAAATGCATCAAAATCTTTAACTGATGTAGTTGAGTGATAAACCACCAAAGGTTTACCATTCTCATCAACAACCTTGCTATCACCAAACCATCTCTTGAAGGCAGGACTGTTTATTTTATCAGCAATTGAAAACATTGGCTGCTGTACGTTTGTATTATTAGATATTTCTTCTTGTATTCTTGCCCCTATTTTACCACTTCTTACCGCTTGGAAAACATCATCGGCTGTTCTCATGTTAAATGCTTTGCCACGTAAGACATCTCCAATCGCCTTAATAAAAGATATGGCTTTGTTAACAATTCGGCGAATAACGCCCTTATTATCGAAGTCTTGGAAGGCATGTGCTATAGCTTCCTCGTCCAATCTTCGCTCAAGAGAAGATTCACTTTTTACGCCCTGCGAAATCAGCACGTCTTTGTATCTATTATCAATATCGTATTTAACACGCCATTCTGCCGCTTTGGATTCAAGTGTTTTCCATTCTGCGTCTGTGAAAGCACCAAAATCCTTTAATCCATGAATGACCTCGTGATCAATAGTGCTTAATATGTCACTAGAGTGCATGGATACATAGATTATTTTACGCCAGTACGCCCCATCAATATCAGATGGTGCGCCAGATAGTGGCGTTTGAGAAACATCGTCAAATAGCGTAAATCTTGCATTAGACCAGCCCAATGATTTTAACTTTTTATTAATAGCATCTTCCATGCTCTTCGTTATTTGGTTCTTACCGCTTTGGACATTTTTTCTAAACAGTGCTAATCCAGTTCTGGCTACTTCACGCATAGCGTCTGTGATGTCCAATGAGTTAACTATGGATCTTTGCGCTTTGGTAAATGGGTGATCCTTATCATTCGCGTATTTTGCCACAACGTCATCGGGCGCATTGCCAGTGTTGATTTGTATTTGACTTACTTGTGCGCCAAACTTCTTACCAAACTTATTGGCGTATTTGACAAGGATATTATCGTAAAATCCCTTCATGCCGTCACCGCCGATTTTCAGATCAACGCCAGATAGAATTGCTTCTCCATCTTTATTAGCCATTTCAATAGCGCGTTTTGCTACATCTTTACCGACAAAATCCTCTATACGCTCCGCAGGCATATCTCTAGTGTCTGGCAAAGGAATAGGTTTACCATCATTTAATACTTCAAGATTATAGTTTCCGTTATCAAGTTTATAAACTTCAACTTGGTCAACCTGTTTACTTAAATCATAACGCTCATTTTGTTGCTCGCCAGTAGTCCATGCCACGCGGTCATAGCCACCCTGCGCCGCCATTTGAACGACTCTACGAAACGCCATCTCGTGCCATGACTTTTTAAATGGGGCATCTGGAACTTTTTGTCTTTCTTGGTTTTCGCGAGTCATTTGTTTCTCGCGTAATTCGTTATTTGCGTATGCGCTTATTATTTCATCTGTTGTTAATACATCGCGATCAAGAGGCATCATAAAACTATATAATTCCTGCCCATCACGAATTACTTTGTACTTGTTCCACATATCGTCTTGTTTACGCTCAACAACAAGACCATCAGTGTTAACTTTTATATCTTCCCCAATACTGCCTTTGTACCCCTTCTTGCGCCCTGCCTGATGCCAATCTGATTGGATCTCCTCGATAAACAAAACGCGCTTACCATCAGCATCGGTGCGGTCATTTAAGCGAACGTGGGCAAGGATATTGGCTTGGTCATAGTGACGGGATTTGAAGTTACTATCAATGCGGTTTGCTAATTTTCTATTAAGATCGTTGTATCGTTCCAAATCCTTATCAGGGAAATTGGCTTCATTGTTCATGCGCCTTGATAAGGTGTCCATTTCCTCACGTTCTTGTTCGGAAAAAGGGCTTTGCTCTGGCAACGTCATCAAGACCTCGCGGTAATTTGTGCCGCCAGCAAGGGTGTATTGCGAGAACTTTGCCTGACCTGTCTTTTCTGCGTTAGCAGCACTTTCAGCTTGTAAACGGGCTTGGTCGGCAGATAAGCCCTGTACCATATAAAAATTCACGCGATTATCAATCCAATCATCTTTAGAAATCGGCTTATCCCAATCACTTCCAAGCGTAACTTCTTCAATCTGCACCTGATTGGCTTCAAGATAATCAACAATCTCTTGCTTTGTAACGCCCCCTCGATTTTTAAGGAAATCATCAAGACCAGTCCACTCGATTTCTTCTTCCTTAATTCCGTCAGCTTTGCGCAACATAGCAAGGAACTGCGCACCTGTTCCTTTTTCTTGTTTAATTTGGTTCTTTGTGTAATCCAATAGGTATGACTGCAACCCATTATTTAGGGAGTACATAGCAACCCCAGCTTCCGTTTGCTTTGTATCAATCACATCAAATAAATTATCAAAAGCACCTGCAATAGTATCCACCATTTCGGCTCTAGTTGGGTAAGGGTAAGTGCCATCGCCCATAACCGCTTCAAAACCAATTTGAGAACTTAGGTTCGCAAGGTAATCATTCGAATACCCTTTTAAATCAGCTTTGTGAATTAAGTATGCCTCAAACGATCTGGCGATCATCTCATGTGGCGTTGACCAATAATCTTTTGACCTGTATCCATCAAGTTTTTTAGACCTCTCTTTTATCCCTGTGGAATTGATAGCCTTCATGACTTGCCTAAAAGCCTTCTGGACTTCTTCTCGGACATCATCAATTTTGAAATAACTCGTGTAAAGATTGTTTTGGCTCAAGTATGTATTTGTTTTTTCCTGCTTACCAAAATAATTGTCCATAGCATGAAACCACTCGTGACCAAGCGATCCTGCCCCATTTATTTTTGTGAGGTTTATAACAACATTGCCAGGTTCGTAATGCGCCGCCGCGGAGTTCTTACCGCCACTGCCACGCGCACCAAATGCCAAACCTAATTGACCATCAAGTGATATGGCTTTTTCGGGAATACCAATTATTCGGGCGAGATCCGTTAAAGCATCATAGGCGTTATTCAGGTCATCAACACGGCGTGATTGTTCAACGTAATTACCAAACTGAACACCTCTAAAACCAAACGTCTCCGTGAACTCTTGAGGTGATATATCTCTACCCTCTCTGTAATCTTCACCCTTGCGTGGATCATTAGTTGATCTTCTAACTGGTGGCACGTCTTTTTTCTTATTAAGCAGAGCAACGAGATCGTCATAATTCTCGTTCATATATTCCGCAGCCTCTCTTGAGGTTTTAAAGCCACCTTGGAGGTCAATAAACTTGCCTGGTCCAACTTTCTTTCCGACAATGATTTCACGTGTCTTGGTGACACGATAAATATTCAGTTCGACCTTTTTATCAGAAGGTTTTCTATCTTCTTGCTCTATTTTCTTTTTGACGTGTGCAATGGCTTGTTCGTACGTATCAAAATCATCTCCAAAGTAAGATTTTCTTGCCGCAACCCATCGATCACCCATATTTATCATTTCATTAGAGTCTGGCGACCTGCGCGATATTCTTGAAACACGAACATTCCAGTCTTTAGCCTTTGTGAAAGCTGGGTAGCCTAAATCTTTATATAAATTGATGCGATCAAAAAACCCATCAAGCTGGCGTAGTCCTTCGCCCTTTGATTTTAGCTTACTAACCAATTCAGGGTCTTTTATAACATCATTAGCAAAATCTCTTATTTGGGTGAACTGATCAACCCACCTCTTTACGCCATACTTACGTGGCTTGCTGGGTATTTGATCACGCAAAGCTTTTACAGTGGCAAGAGCATCAATCGAAACACCTTCGGCTATCAAACGCTCATAATCTGGCTCTGGGAAGTGTTTTGATACCGTTATCGCCGATTGGTCATCTGGCAATTCATCGGACATTGTTTTGCTATATGATTGCCATAGATCCTTCTTCGCGCCTTCAAGTTTTTCACCAAAATCTTGGATCTTCTCGCCACTTGGTTTTTCATTTTCAGTTTCATTATCAGAACCCTTTTTTAATTCAGAAGAATCTAATTTGGCATCACTGGATGCCTTAACATTATTAAGGAACTGCGCGTAATCCATGCCAATCTTGGTGATCTGCTTTTGATCAATAAATACATCACCCTTGACCAAACGCCTCTCCGAGTTAGTTCCTTTTATAGTCATCCCATCTTTAACTGATTTTTCGACCCACTCGTGACGTTTAATGACCCCATGACCTGCGTGGTTCACCAAAGTCATTAAAGACTTTTTAAATCTGATCTGATCATTTTTGTTGTATTTAGATAAGAATTTACCAACATCGGTTTTATTAAAATCCTCTATTTCCTTATTCTTATCAGCAATCTTCTGCGCATCAATTAAAGCACTATTCTCCTGCATTTTCTGTTGCGATTGTTTGCGCTTAATTTGGAAATCAATTTCAGATTTTGCATCCTCAAGACTACTGTGCAAAGTATCGCCTAGAACGGAATTTGAACTTACATTCCGTTCGTCTTGAACCGCCCATTTACCATCTTGCGTTTTGTATATTTTACGCCCTTGGTAGGTAATTTCTTGTGCTTGAACAGGTTTATCTTCTGCAATAGATTCATTCTTTATTTCTCTAACCCAATTAGGTAAAAAACCTTTTGTTCTTGCCCCTTTTGGTAATGCCAAATAACCGCCACGACCATCGGATTTAATAGTAACAGTTTCAATGCTTTCGCCAAAAATTCCACCAACACCGCGCAATACTTCTACTTTTTTATTTAGGTTATCCTCATAAAATTCCTGCGTTGGTTGTCTCCAGCCTTTTTCTTCAATGATCTTCGTTTTTAAGGACTGATTAATGTTATAAATACGCAATCCGAAATCATAATTTTCTGGAACGCCTAATTGATTGGCTACATCTTTCTTTAGATCGTCCAGATACGTCCAAGGCTTTGCATTACGAATAGCGGATTCTATTTGCTCATCACTAAAATCTTTAGGGGTATCTATTTCAATTCCAATCTTAGAGCCTCTGTAACCTTTATCAATCAAGTATTGTGCATATTCAAGTGCTTCATTTTCTGATTTCGGCTCTTTGTATGTAGCGTATGTTCCGTCTGAAAATGTAACAACAAATCCTGCATCCGAACTCTTGACACTTTTTGGCTTTATATCATCTTTCGTATTGTCAGAAATATTCGGGTCTTGTTTTTTGTAAGAAAACGCTTTTTTGGATTTAGATTTATTTATCCATTCTTTGAAATCGGCAACACTTACTTCGCTAACAGCACCAGCGCGACTTGGACCAGAACCATCAGAAAACGCCTTAAAATAATCATTTACGGCTTCTTCTTGAGAGTTATAGCCGACCATAGCCTTGACTTCGTCAAATTCACCGCTTTGTGGGTCTATTTGATCTATGATGTAAACGCGGTCACTTTGGGTTGACTCGCCGACATAAACATCGATCTGATCACCATCCGCGCCATTTGTTCCTTTTAGATAGCCATAATGGGCAGGAAGTTCGGTTTGCCATTCGTTTCCGTCACTGTCCTTGCCTGACCGAATAGATCCTTTAGGATTTTCAATAGATATTGATAAACCTTGAATTGAGACATGACCTTTTTTGTAATTACCAGCCTCTTTTTGTGCATCTGTAGGGTTGATATTGACATCCTGAACCGCATCATTGATAGCAAGTTTTGTCGGTGCATCCCATTCTGGAAAACGTGTATCAAGTTCTTTTTTGTATTTTCTTTTGTAATCTGTTAAAAACTTATTCCACCCACCTTGCTTTGCTTGGGCATTGACATTATCCATCCCCTTAATAAGGTCATCTAGGCTCATTGATGATAGTGGGTCATCTTCCTCTTTGCGATCAACTGTGTCTGCGGTGAATAAATCTTTTGGCGACTCTTTGGGTTTTGTCGAAACAGAAATTGGCGGCAACGACTGAACTAAATCACTAGGTTGACTTTCTAATATATTTTGGTTGTCTATCTGTGTCTTATCGGTGGAAGTGGCAATATCCTGCGCTTGCGCCAAAGTGCCGTTATCAATCGTTCCATCAGATTCAAATAATGTCCTTAGATTGCCAAAAGTATCAACTATTGTGACCTCTAATTCACCATCAATGATTTGTGCAGAAACCAAACTACCTTCAATGGATTCGCCGTCACCTGTTTTTTGTTCTATAGGCGTTCCAACTACAAATCCCTGCTGCTGTAGCACAGGATCAATCTCAATTTGTGGAAGATCAATGGTTTTATTCTCTGGAAGGGGCGTATTGTTTTCAATGGCTTGAGTCAAATCATCTCGATTCAAGGGCGCAGGTATTCTCGCAACGATGCCATCATTTGGCACTGGGGCTTTAGGTTGTGGCTCTATTGACGCATCTGAACCCAAATTCTGCTGTGTTCTGCCATTTTCAATAATTAATGGGGCAGGTGTGTTATTCTTGTTATTAAGTGCCAAATTGGTGGCTTCTGTAGCACCCCTTATAGCACCACCCATCGGACCACCAACTAGAGCACCTTGAATACCAACTTCAATTCTATCTTTAATTGTCGGATTGACATCTGTTCCTTGTGTCGCGCCCTGTAATTCAAGATTTTCTTGGATTGCTTCTGTTGTAGCCTCGCCCAAAGCGGATCGTCCAACCGCGCTAGGTATTTGAGAAGCCCTTGTGACTTGTTTTGCACCACCGCCTAAAGCCGTAGGAACGTCACCAAGCACTCCAATTCTCTCAAGTGCGGCTGATGGTACGGCGTATGTCAAAGCCGTCTTTAAATCGTCTCCTGTGGGGATTTGATTGGCATCTTGACCTTGGTTAACATTTCTTTCCTCTAAAACATTTTGTGTTGTGGTGGCGGCTACAAGAGGTGCGCCGACAAAAGGTATAAACGCCACACCTGCCTCTGGGATGCTTTTTGCGCCTTGCTCTAAAACAAATCTCCCTACTTTAAGTGGGTCAATATCCGAAACTTTATTACCAAGTGGGTTTATCTCGTCAAAAGTGACGCTATCTTGCACATTCATAGATTGAATTTGTCCAGATAGGTCACGTTCTACGCCAGAGGCATAATCTGCTGCGCCGCGCAATCCTCTTGAAACTATATTTGACCCATCAAATGAAGAAACTGTTGCAACATCATCTTGGGATTGCTCTGGATACCCAAATGCCTCGTAAAACCTAGTGCGGATATCAGTGTCAATGCTATCAACTTTATTGGCGGCTGTGTCTAAAAGATTTGCCGAAATACCAGATAATCTGCGCGTTGCGTCTACAGCACCCAAGGCTAAATGACCAGATATACTCTTATCTACTTCCTTTTTTGGGTAATAGGTTGGCGATGTAGCGCGAGGATTAAGAACATCACGCTCGCTATCAAGCGTTATGTACTCATCTGGCGCAAGCTTTCTTACCCTAGAATTTTTTGGCACGCCCGATTGTGCAACTGGCTGTGCACTGTCAAGAACAATTGCTTCGGACTCGCCAATTTTACGGATTGCCATCGTCTATAAATCTTTCTCCGTTTGGTGCTTGATATACAGGTCTACCATTGGCTGTTCCCACCTTAATAGAACCTTGAGGTACTCCAGATGGTAGCTGATTTTGCGCCAAAGATTGTTGAGCAATCGGTTGTGATTCAAGCTGGGGTAAATTAGGTTGAGGTCTAAATTGGATTGCCCTTGACAATAGGCTTTGCCTTTCATTTTGCTGTGGCGGTAGCGTTTGTACTAGATTTGGGGATACTTGATTTGGCGGTAACGTCTGCACTTGTTGCAATTGACCACCTTGCATCAATCCTTTGATTTTTTGCACATATGGCTGTGTTTGATTTGGATCGGGCAATGCAGAATAATCCCTTCCTGCCCTTAACCATTTATCCGCATTATCTGGTCCAGCATTATAGGCGACAAGAGCAGCGTCAACGTCTCCATTATACCTTTTTAACATAGCCCCTAAATACTCAACACCTACACGAGCCAACTCTTGTTCTGAATTATCTCTCGCTGGCTGTACGCCGAAACCTGGATCAGATAGAGTTCTAGGCATGACCTGCATTGGTCCTATTGCTCCTGCCGAAGATGTGCGTGAGTCCATCCCAAAACTAGACTCCGCACCAAAGACGGCACTTGCAAGAACTGGGTCAACACCGCGCTCTTGAGCCATTAATTGAATAGTATTTACACCTGTTGCACCGCTAAAATTAGGACTGTACCCATTTAAACCACTTTGACCACCAAAATATTGATCGTAAGATTGAACGGCGATTGCCCCTGCATCAGGGGTTGGCGTAAAGCCACCCAAGCTTTCTTTTGTTGCATCAATAAATAATTCTTGTCTGCGACCTGCATCTTTGGCTTGATTTTTGTATTGCTCCATAGCAAGTTCTCTTTGGAATTTTCTATCTTCTGGATCAATGGGTTTTCCAGCGATTTGACTTGCTTTAATAACTCTTTGACCAAAATCAGGTATATCGCGAGTCTGCATCCACGCTATAGAAAATTTTTGAGCACCAACTGGGTCATCGCCATAAAAATTACCAGCCGTAGCCAATCCTTTTGCGAAGTCGGCGTTCTGAAATATCTCTTGTGGAACATCAAGATTTTTTGACTTGGCTAAATACATAGCTTCTTCCGTCTTACCACTTCCAGCAAAATCAAAAACTTTGAGCATATCATTGTCTCGTTGTTGTTGCTGTGCAGCAATTTTTGCATCTTCCATGTCTCTTTTTTGTTGCATCTGTGATGACCTAGCCTCAAAAGCCGATGCCACTGGGTTTGCCGTTGATGCAATCTGTCCTAAAATATCCATTTTAAGCACCCTCCTCGTAATTCGTTCTGCTCTCTCTGGCTTTTATTACATCATTTTTAAGAGTATCCGCAATAATCCCACCAATATCGCCAATGGCTGATCCAGTTCTATTGCCCCTGCCAATGGTATTACTAGCTGTGACATTACCCCTATCCAGCAAACCCTTAGATGTCGCGTCACCTTGACTGATCAAATTATTATTCAAATCCCTGCTTGTGTTAAAATATTGACCAGTTAAAGTCGCGGCGGCGTTATCGGAACTATCTCTGTTTGAAGTCATAAAATTGTTGCGAACGCGCGTATCCGTGTCACTTATTACCGCTGATGTGGCACGAGCAGAACCTCTTAATGACGAACCTTTTAAAGCATTAATAGATTCCCTACGGCTATCCTCAACCGCCAATTTCTGCTCTGGGGTTAATTCAGAACCCCTTGAAATACGTTTTTGTAAAGCAGTAAGACCAGGTGATGCCAATTTTCTCGTTTCATTAAGGTTTTCCTGCGCTAATCGTAATGCGTTTTCCTGCGCCTGTTGAGACTCTCTGGACGCTTTGAGAAGATCGTTTGATGCTTTGGCACTCGTTTTATTGGCTTGGGTCGTACCATAAATGGTCGCCCCTGCCGTTACAAGTGTCGGTAAAAAGTTCCAAAAACTCATCTTATGATTTCTCCCTAGTTTCTGATTATGCCATCAGACCTTTAGATAAGCGATTATCATCCATTAATGGATTGTCACTTTCTTGATATTGTGCTGATTGGACGTTTTGCGGTTGCGGTGCTTTTATGCTGTTGCTTTCCTCTTCAAAAACACCCATTGCTTTAAAAATTGGCACTAATTCTGGGATAACAAGTGATAATTCCATAGCCGCCTCAACTGTCAAGGCGGCATCAATAGCAGATCCAAAGTTTGGATTCTTTTTTATTTCTTCGTCAATCCGCATCAAAATTAAATTATGAACACCCTGATTAAATTCAGTATTTTGCGCCTGTGGCTGTGCCCCCATATTGGGTTCTGATTGCATATTTTGTTGCATTTGTTCGTTCTCCTGTTGGTTTTGATACATTTTTTACTCCTTATCTGATAAAGTCTATTTTATTTTTGTCGCTTGAATACATATACATATCACCCTCGCCTATGCAGGTAAAACCAGACTCAACGTACATTCTTCCAACAACGGCATGATCTGTTAAAGAAGATATAACGACATCTTCTCCAACAATCTCTTTTGTCTTTTGAATAGAGGCTTCAATAGCCTTTTTTACAAAAAAACATCTACGACCTGGACCAAGATTGTAATCTGCTATAGCAAAAGCCATGTGCGCCAATTTAGTTTCATTCACGTATATGAAACAAGAAGCAACGATCTTATTTTTATGAGAGACAACAACGCCATTTTCTGGCACACAATCTATCGGAAAACTATCGCCATCAAAATATAATGACCACCAATTGTTTATATCATCAAAATGCTTGGTTTTATCAAAACTTAAAACTTCACAGTATGGCTCAATATCATTTTTGCTCATAGAAATAACTCCTCAAATCTTAAAAGTTCTTCGTTTCTATTATCCATTGAGTTCAAAAGATCAATCAATTCAACTTCGTTATATGTCTTATCTGTAGCGTCTGGAATTTCAAGAACGTCCGCAGAAATGTACCACGGCGTTACAATAAGATTATTCTCTGTTGCCATTGGGTAAACAATGTATCTGTCAATTTCGCTTTCAGGCTCATAAGGTTTTGATAGAGATGAATCTTCTACACGCAACCATGTGCCACCCTCAAAAACGGCATGACCGCCACTTAGAATTGTGTTTTTATACTTGTAAAGTTCATCGGCGTAAGATTTACCTATGGCTTGAACCTCACCACCTAATGCCACTCGATCACCAAGAACAATGTCCTCAATATTTTTATGCGATGAATCTTCCATAAGGATAGGCGTTCCAGCAACAAAACAGAATAAAGATCCAATTGTGCCACCTATAAATCCACCGCCAGGGATTGGTATGAGTGCTTGACCTATCGCCGTTCCGATCCCTGTGGCAACACCTGCTTTTGCCGCATCTTTAATATCGCCACCTGTAAGAAGAGTAGCTGCGGCGGTTGCAAAACCTGCCCCTGCCGCCCCACCAAAGTTTGATGCTCTTGTTGCACTTTGACCAGCTTGCGTTCCTGCAACTTGACTTGATGTCGCTGGTCCTAGTTTTCCACCAAGAGATGATAATGCTTGATTCGTAGCTTGTGAACCTGCGCCACTTGATGACCCAATAAGACCCCCACTGACCTTATTTGCGAGTGATGAAAATCCAGTTCCGATACCTTCTCTAAATGTACCTCCATTTGCCAATGTTGAACCAACTGTCTGACCGACCTGTTGACCAACAAAAGGAAGGGCTGAACCTACAACCTCTTTAGCACCAAAAGAGGGAACTTCAATTGATTCGTCATTTTGATTTGACGTTGACTGATTTGACTGTAAATTATCTGTTGAACTTCCAGACAAATTTGCATCATTTTCAGAAACACCTGTTGACACATTGCCTTGCGGATCAATTCCACCACCAGCAAAGTTTGCGTAACGAGATCCCCTAAAAGAATTGCCTTGTATTTCTCTAAAATCGTTTTCTGACATTACAAATACCCAATACCCTTTTCATTTTTGATTTGTGCGCTTATTATAACAGAAGAAATAATAAAAATGTGAGTGTAAAATAATTTTATCATGCGCTTAATCCTATAGCTAATTTAACGGAAGCCTCTTTGGCTGGATCACTTGGTAAATTATCAGTTTTTGCTTTCACATTTGCAATCTCGGCAAGCTGTGCGGCCTCTGCTGTCGTTAATCCGCTTGTGCCTGTTTCGGCTATATAGACAGGGTCATAGTCAAGCTGTATTGAATTAGATGCACTCGCAATAATAGTGCTACCGTCTGACCTAAATAAGCGCCCACCTGATAATAACAATGGCGTTGATTTTGTATTATCCAATGTCACAGATACAACGCTTGTGTTAATGCGAACCTGATTTAGAGCAAGCCATGTAATAGCTCCGAACGCCTCGTCAATACCTGTAGCCGTTGTTATGAAATAATAATACCACGCGGCAATGCGTTGAATAACTGTAGTGTTATCCGCATCATCAATGTCAATTTGGATATTCCCACTATCCCACGCAAACTCGGATATGCCTGAACCATCAACACCATAGCTATTGTATTCCGCTTGGTTAACCTGCGTCACTGGCAAGCTGTTTGTCGTTGTGCCACCTGTAAATGTAAACTCACCCTCAAGCGTTTGCTTGGCTGTTGTGCCTGACTGATACGCCACGCGATAACGACCAATATCGCCAATGGTAAAATCAACACCCTCGTCATAAGTGTGTGTGATACCAGAACCACCTGATACAACCGCATTATCCAGTTCCGCATCTGCCGTCACGTTGTAAATCTGATAGCGTGAACCATCAATAATGTTCGGTAATGCAAGCGTGTAGCCTGCGGCTGGTGCTGATATAGTTGTACTTGCGCCAGCGCCATTCCTTATAGTGGGTGTTGGATCACCATCACCAAGAGTAAGTGTCACCAGACCACCTGAATTATTATAGATAGCCGCATCCGTTGAGCTATCCGCGCCATATCCTGTGAATGTATTACCAAAGAAGTCATGCGTTCCTGTGGCTGTAATCTCGATGGCATGACCAGAACCAACACTGGTAAACGCGCAATCCTCAATATCACATGTCGTTGTTGTAACCTGTTCTGACGTAATAAGGCATCGTGCCAAACGCCCACCGTTTAATGTAATGCCTTTGCCGTCAAGTATAGAAGCATCGTTAATTGAAATGCCAGATACGTTATTCTCAATGCTCCACCCTTTTAGCACAGCGCCAGTGAAATCATAAGAACCGCTGGCATTTGAGCTTGCGTTGATAATGATTTTATTTTCCTGCGTTGTAGCGAGAATACAGCCCGAAAGGTCAAATACACAATCAGCAGAGCCGTATATCTCGATATTGGCGTGGTTGTCAGAAACTAAGTAACTGCTCTTAGGACGAGCCACTTCAATGGAATTGGCGGCTAATTGTACATATGTAGGCGCTGTGCCATCCCCTAACTGCAATGATTGTTTAATAAGCGCCTGCCCTGATCCTTGGGTTTGCGCCAACAAATAAAAACGGTTGGCGTTCAAGATACGATTTAGGTCAGTTGACACAAACGGACGTGCCTCACTACCCCCAACCACAGAACATTCCGTTAAGATTACAAGGTTGGCTATATAAAAGATAGCGTTTGAAGCTGTACGACGATGTATAAAGAAACCAATCTTAACAACATCCGTCAAATCAACAGGACTTGCACTCTCATCGTAAGTTGGCGCTATCCCAAAATCCAAAACAAAATCAAATTCTTGGTTTGAGACCATACTAGAACGAGAGGCTAACTGAACAGCTTTCCAATTGTCAGAGCTATCAACAACAACCGAAATAAGACCCTCCGTGTCTACACGTGTGCTGGTAATGTTAGAAACGCTCGCGTAAAACCCCAAAGCCTTATCGCTCAAATCAATGGATATACCTAAGAAAGCCCCTTGAAATACCGTGTCTTCGGAGCAGGTAAAGCCCGTCACGTTACCCCAAGGGACACCTGGTCTGACTTGAGTGTCGCCAAGGGCAGCAAGAACGGATGACATCGTAATGCCGTTAATGGCTGTTAAACCTGTCACACTGTCTGCCGCTGTGGCAATGGCGGCGGTAGTTGACAGCAAGCTACCTAAATAGTTCACGACATCAATGGTCTGGTTAACCGCTATATCCCTTGAACCACCAGAAGCATTATTGATAGCAATAACCCACGCATTACCGCCCTCACCATTAACCTCGTGTGTCATTTTAACTGTGGGCACTGCACCAGCGCTAAATTGCTGGCGATACCCTGTAATAGCACATACACCAACATTAAAGTTATAGATCAAAGGAATGGCTACATTCGTATCAAGAACCATCTCCGTTACGTTGTCAGAACCAAACGAATAAAATAACAGACAATCATCATTTGTCGTGGTTAGCGCAGGGCTGTCTACTTCCTCTGCCGCGTTCCAGTCGCCCCTCGCGCTTGCGTGAATTGGTGTTGACGTGTCAGCACCACGTACAACAAACATTTGAACTACCCAGTCATCATTCGTACCTGTAAACTCTGGGTCTGTCTCGCTTGAAGACGCGGCAACCTTGTAAGCCCATACCTGACGTGACCCACCATTTGCGGATTGTGTGCCTACTATATTCCAGCCAGACGTTGCTGTGGCTATCGTAGTGCCACCATTATCTTGAGTAATACATAAAAGAATAAGATCGCCTGTAGTATAATCAAGCGCAGTTAGATCAGGCGTGTACGTGGCTATCGCCGCCTCACTTCCCTCAACTACTTGTGATATTATATACGCCACTAGCTGTATGCCACCCCTGTTAAATCTGTTCCAGTATAGCTTAACGTCTTTGTTAAATCAATTCCGCTTGGCGTGTCGCCTGATAAAACAATAGAGGTCAACACGCCTGATGTGTAATTAAGCGTCTTTGTGATTGTGCCACTTGGCAGGGTATAAACAATGCTTGTTAAGTCTGATCCTGTATAATTAAGCGCGTATGGATAGCTTTTAAGGTTCTTTGACACTGTTTCATATTGTTCTGATAGACCATCCGTGACGTATCCAGCGTCATTGGTCAATAAAGAAATATTAGCACCAGATTGTAAAGCTGTATCTGCTTTTCCAAGCGATGTTGTAACGCCAGTATCAAGTTTTGACGAAGATATACTCCCCACTTTGATTGATGCTGTTAAATTCTGGACATTAAGAGTAAAATCAATCTCGGAAGAGTCCGTGACTGTCACTGGTCCATGACTTGAGGCAGAGAATGTTGAATCTACGTAATTTTTTGTGGCAAGATGATTTGAAGTTGTTGGATCTTTTCCAGCCACGACATCTTTAAATGATATATTTCCGCTTACTAATTCATAATACTCACTCCCGATATAAAGAGCATCGTTTTCCAAAACAGAAACATTATCGCCAGCTGAAACAGAATTGGTATTTATATAATTTACCGACTGGGTGATGACTTGATATGCCCTATAAAACCAATCAATTAATATAGGAAAATCCTGCTGCACATTCCCTGTCGTCCTTGGGGGCGTTTCAAGGGTTCTTGGAATAGGCGTGTTATTATTGTTCTGCTCATCCATTATCGTGAAACCCTGTCAATATCAACTTGTAGCTTCCTGATCTCAAACGGAGCATTATCGGTCATTGAAACCTCAAATTGCCAAGTATCGGCAATCCCTTGTGATCCAAATTCAATGTAAAGATTATCTTGACCTGTTTTACCTAAATCTCTTTTTTGCCAATTACTCCAGCCTCGATTATCTGGATTTGTCCTCATCATAACCTCTGGGGCTTTCGTGTATGATCCAACACCTCTTTTTAAGAGAAAGCGAACGCCATTTATCCTTGAAGTGGTACCTATCTCATAATGCGCGGTTCTAAAATAAGATCTCTGAACATTGTTATCGTTATCGTAAGTTTCTGTATCAAGTTCATATATTTTGCCGTTGCCACCAACAAATGTTTTTCCCCAAATACTAAACACTGACCTTCCTGCCCACAAATCGGGCACTCCGTTTTGCGCATCCCATCCGAATATCTCAAAATATCTTCCACTGCGTGTATCAAAAACAAGAGTGACACCTGTTGTGCCATAATTATTAGTCGCATTGGGGGATTGGAATATAATAAACTTTTGACCTTTAATGTACGCAGGGGCAGCCCAAGCACCATTTAGTGCGCCTATATTTCTAAGAGAATATCTGTATTCAATATCTGCTTGAACATCGTTTGAAACAACCTGTGTGGTTTGACCAGAAAGCCTGACAAATTCCCTCTTATCATTTAGACCCCATGCAAAATTGTCGGCAAAGCACAAGGTCCACGGCTCGCTTATGCCATCACCAACTGAAAAACGCCTAAAAAAAGCTACGCCAGTCGAAGATCCAACGAGTCTTTCATATTGCTCCAAACTTTCTTCACCAGAAAGCAAGACCTCATTAAAAGGCGTTATAAGCATAGCATTAATATCATCAGGATTGCCATCAACCGCAAACGTATCAAGTGGATTCCACTGCGATAATTCATTTATCCTTGAGTGCTGAAATCTTCCAGAATCTTTCTCAACGGCAAGCAAATAACCATCAATAAAGCCAATAAAAGATGATGGGGGTGCATCTTTTGATAAAACACCTGTCTTATTCCCATCAAATTTAATAATCTGTGAACCTGCTGCCATCATAACGCCATCACGAGTACGCGCAAAGCTTACTCGATCACCACCAGCCACTGGCGTTCCTTCAATCTTGGTCGCATTGTAATTATTATCAATTCTAAATAATTGACCATCTCTCCCACATGCAATTAGATCATTATTGTATCTATTGAGGAATATTTCACTATTGCTATCAAGAGTGACCACGGTTTTGAGACCAGGAAACCTTGAAACACCGCCACCTTCGGTAACAAAACAATTCTCCAATGCCGCATATGTTTGTGTAAGAACCTGCTCATCAAGATTCTTAAATAATTTGGCATTAAGGGGAATATCTGTCCATTCTGGCATTACGTGCTTACGACCTCCACATCGACTGTCCATTCAATTGTATGACTTGTAGCACCTGTCACTTGTAATTCAATCTCTGGTCCATTGGCAACAAACGCCGCGGCATACCCTGCCGTTGTTTCAAAAACGGCTCTTAAATTGACATTTCCAGTTGAGTCAAGAGACGCATTTTGATGGGATAGAGTGCCGTTTACTGTGGCACTTCCAGGTGAGGCATTGTCATCGGTTATAATCTCATTATCAATAAACTCGCCAGAAATATCTGTTAGTGTAAGCGTTCCTGTCGTTCCAGAGTCGCTATCGGCTTGAATACGCGCTGTCGCGCCAGATGATGCGCCTGTAATGATTGCTCCTGCCGTGAAATTGGCTGTTTGAGTGTCATAAGCAAGTGTTGAACCAGGTCGAAATGCGCCACATCCAATATGATAAATGGCGCGTTGCACAATATTCCTTCCTTTTCCAATAACCTTAGCCACAAAATAAGCCTGTTGCCCTGCCTTTAATGGTATGCTCCATGCTTTTGTTGCCGTTGCGGTGGTTGTAAGACCAAAAGTTGCTCCGTTTTGTGAGGTTGTTGATCTGATAAGCCTTGTGGACTCGCCTATGATTGTTACGCCAGATAGTTCAAGACAATCTTGTAACAAAATAAAGTTTTCAATTGGGGTGGTCGGATTGATTTCAAGGTTTGACAATTTCATGTTCTTTAAAACAATATTTTGAGCAGTTCCAGTAACTTTGAAATCACCACCATTAATTCTACCGCCATCAAAAAGAATATTGATTGTGTCGTTATTCTGTGACGTTGAGGGCGTTAAAACGTCCGTATCGTCAGTGATATTAATGGTTTTAGTGTTTGACTCCCACCAGCACCCTATAAAATCAATGTTTTGTATGCCATTAATGTTGACGGCATAATCGGCACATGACTCAAACCCCACTCCGATAAGGGTAATATTGTGACAAATGGAATCTTCATATGATAAAGATAACCCAATCGTTGTGGCGACATCAATGACACCCCCCGACCATAGTAAGTCCTCAAAAGCAGATCCATTGCCTGTATCACCACTGTCTGAATCTCCATAAAGCTTAATGGCTGTAGCCGTATTGTTGATTGAAAAATCAATCCATGTGTGGCTTTTGCCGCCTAGGAAATGTGCGCCAGTCTCAAATCTTTTGATTAAAACAGATTGAAACACTACTCGGTCATTACCTACCGATTTAACACCAACTGATCCAATTGTTAATGTTTTACCATCAAGCGTGAGGTCAATAAATCCTGCGCCATTACCCACAAGGTTGAATGATACAGATCCGTTTTCGCACTCTAGGATCGTTGCATCTATGCCTTGACCACGAATGACGACATTTTCGGGAATATCAAATGAGTTAAGCTTATAAAGCCCTGTTGGTACGTTTACAAATCCACCATCTGATAAAGAAGCGATTGCAAGTTCCATTGTTTGAGTGTTTGTGGCGGCAACCCCACCTGTTCCTTTAACAAAAGAACCGAAATTAGCTACATTGACCTGTCTTGTGGCAAAATCAGCCAATGTCACATCATAAGATGATCCTGTGGCTCTAATGGTGGCACTGCTTGCGTTTTCTCCTGTAAGTGACGATATAGCAGGTCTAACAACACCTGTGTTTTCAATGCCATTTATGGAAGTGTGATAGGATTGCGCTGTGTATAATGGGAAAGCAAACTTTCCGTATCGAACACCGCCTTCGGCTTCCATAGCCAATAAGGTCTGCGGATTTGGGGCAGGAATTGTTAAAGCTTCATCAGTATAAATATTGGCAAGAGTGGATGTTCCAGCAACGTATATTCCTACAACTGCCCCACCATATCCAGGTCTCCAAACATCAAATTCTACTATTCTTTGCGCCATATCTTTTCTCCCTATGCGGTTGTTAATGGTAATAAATCTACCACGTTGTAATAAATTCTTAATGCGATAGGGCTATTGCCTGTCAATATAGCGTCAGGCAAACAAGCTACGAGAGGTGCATTGGGAATTAAAATTGACGATAGGAATGGGTAAGAAACTGTGTACGTATCAGAAGTTTGATCAATGAATCCAAATGTCTCAATTGAGCAAACAGTAATGCCAAACTTATCAGTGTAGTTAATGTCGATATCTTCTGCCGCCCCTATCCCATCATAAGCTACCGAGTTATAATCTAAAAATCCAATTACTCTCTCGAATACAATTGCTTTTCCTGCGCCTTGGGCTGGGATTAAGGTTTTTGGCGTGTTATGAAGATCCAATAATTCTGCGTTTGATATAACCACATCCACATATTGTGATGACTGTCCGCTAATAACGCCTGTGTCGTGATCAGGTACGTTCCCTAGCCCTTGAACTGTTGCAATAACTGGCTCTGCGATATAAACAGGCTGTCTTAATTTACCTCGTGAATCAAGGTATTGTGGGTTTTCCAGTAAGCCAACACCACTTATTGACGAATAAATGGTTGCAAGCGTTGATGTCTTTTCACCAAATCCATCAATAGTATAGAAATACAAAACCCCATTTGCGTATATGGGATTAGCTTGAGAAAAGTCTTGGATTGATGTTCTAGCTATGGTCATATCGATTTTCCCTTGTTGTATTTTGTCTAATTTGGTTATTTGGCATCATATGGATACTTTGATTAACTGTACGCTCCCTTGATACGGAGTTAAACATCTTTCTACATACCCAAACGGCGTGATTTCTTATCATTTGTAAAACTCCATCATTTTGATCATAAACGCCAGCACCCAAACCATTGCCATTACTGTGCGCCCCTACTTTTTGTTACAAAATCCTGCAAACTTAAAAGTCGCAATCTGCTTTCTTCGCATCTTTTTGCAAAGTCAAGTAAATACCAAGACTGCAAGCCATTTCCGTTAGAAAGCTGTGATTTTGAGGTTTGGTCATCGCGTTCTGCGGCGGATCGGCTGTTATCAATCGGGATACAGACTGATTGGTTGGTGCGCATGAGCAAAGCGCGATACTGATTGTCAACATCGCTAAGTTTTTCTTCAAGTTCATAAGTGATCTCCCTTGTTAATTGTTTGGCTTTTTCGCATTTATCATACATGGTAATTGACAATGCGTCCAATTTAGCATCGCAAATCTTAATTTGAGCCGATTCTGTGCGTTTTTTTACTATATCCACTACCTTGATAGTGTAGCCACCAATTAAAAGCACAGAAATCGCTCCTATGGCGATTATTTTATATTTTAGCGGTATAAGTTTTAACAATTTCATGATGTCATGCCTCGTTTGTTGAAATATCTATGTTTGCAATTGCAGATTCGGTGACAAAAAATGGTCGAACACTTTTTGGCTGCGCTATCTTCCATTTACAACGCCTTGCATGGGTCAATCGCTTTTTCTCAAGAGACATGATGTTAACTGTGTTGCTCTGATTTCCACCAAGAACATAATAATAATGCTTGTTTTCACCTACGTAAAAACCAACATGACCGCCACCAGAGCGAGAAAAAACGAGTATATCGCCAATAGAAGGCATATCAGAAGGAACACCAAACTTACTCCACTCACTAGCGCGAACGCAAATATTAACAGGCTTAAAGCCAGCCCTAAAAACGCAAACACCAACAAACAAGCCACACCAAGGTACTTCGTCAGCTTTGTAATCAATTCCGACATATTGCCCTAACTCCTTTGCCCAATTTAAGATGATCGGATTGTGCTTAATTCCAATAATTTCCTTTGTTCCATAAAGCTTCATCGCCTCTGCAATGACGCGAGGTGATTTTGTATTGTTCAAAAAGCTAAAAACACCTTTTATCATTAGTGAACCCTTTATTTCGTGTGTTTATCGATTAAATTATCAACGGCTCTTTGCACTCCTGCTTGCAAATCAACCTGCATAATCGCCATAGCAATTCTTTCGGCAAGCAAAACTGTAAAACACCCAATGACTATAGAAACCATATTTCCAGCTTGAAGTTCATACGCCAGCAATCCAAATAGGCAACCCATAGGGAAACCAACGGCAAAAGACGCTGTAATACTTTTCAGTTCGCGTTTTGTTGGCATTAATATTACTTTAATCAAGTTGAACATGAATATAAATAAGCCAAGCATGTATAAAAATGCTTTTGTTACTGGATCATCAATCATCAATTTAATCCCTTTCTGTCCACTCTTTCACTTGGTCGTATGATAAATAATGCCATACAAAAGTGATAATTCCGATGCAAATATGAGTTATTAGGAAATATGGATCAAACTCCACACCAGAGTATGAATCTATTGTTGATACATACAAAGGGGTCACTATTATAAATAAAGCGTTTCCAGCAACCCCTGTAACCACTGTCCAGAACTTTTGTTCAATCTTTGAGTCAAACAAAGCCTTGGGGCATGAGTTTACAAACAATCTCTCCCCTTTTTTGATTGTTTTAAAGCCCCAATAAAGAGACAATAAGTGAAAAGCCATAGACAGATAAAAAAAAGTAACCATTTCTATTCCCCTTACATTCTTGACAAAGCCATCAAGGCGTAAGTCATTAGCCCTGATTTCTTTTCGGCTGGCTCAAGTTGTTCCTGCTCATTCATAAGATGTTCGCGTCTATATATGTATGACCGCGCCAAACCAACCAATACAATCATGGCAAAAGGCAATATTGTGAGATTAGACACGGCTATAAGCACCGCACAAAGCGACCCTGCAATGAAATGATGCACCATCCACATAGTCATTTTTAATATGACGAGTTTATCATTTGGAAGATTACCCCATTCAAAACCGCAAATCTTTTCGGCAATTGAGTAAATATAAAGATGGTTCTGCTCTTTTTCTTTTTGAACATCATTCATGAAGGTTGCGCCCCATAGAAACCATCGTCTCAACATACCAGCGGCAACCCATGACAAAGCAAATGTACCGAGTACCACGCCCAATGCGCTTAACCCCATAGACAAAATCCCCCAATTTAAGACAAGTCCGAATAAAACAGGAATAGATATTGCCGCTCCAAGCGTCACCTGACCCAAGGCTTTTCTACCATCACCACACCATCGATCACCTTTAAAACCAAGATAACCGCATAGTGCTACTACCAATAAGGACAGAATAAAATTAATCATGCCGTTTCTCCAGATTGCAAGCTGTGTAATTCCTGCCTCAACACCTCTGCCTGAACCTCTAAATAAAGATGTTCTTTAACCTCTTTTTCTGCCATGGCAACCAGACCTTCTTTTCTTTTTTCAAGTAATGGCGTGTTTAAGTATGTCATGTTTTTCCTATGCTATTTCGTATTGGCCAGTTACTGCAATCTTGCGACCATTCGCGATAATTGTTGTATTGTTATATTTTACAATGTAAACAGTTGAAACACTAGGCGCAATATGACCAGTACACGCCTCTGCTGTTGCGAACACCTCTCGAGCAGAGCATATGTAATCATGATTTGCAGATGTAAACGGTAACGTAGCAACTATTCCGCTTGTCGCTGTTCCTGCTGTTGTAATGTCTATAAGCATAGTAAATGATACGGTTTTACCCATTTGCTTATACCTACCTGTAGCGGATACTGAAGTGAATGTACCAATAGCCGCGGTTATAACAGGTGTGTAAGTTGTCCAATCTTCGCTGTCACCCACTACTACACCGTTAGCATACAAACTCGTAGCATTGATTGTGCCAACGCCTTGACCAGCAAGTGCACCAAGTGCTACGCCGTTTTGAATAGCCATTTCAGTGTTTAACGAGCCACTTAATGCTGTTTGAAAGCGTATCTTACCAAGTTCAGAGCCATCAGTAACAATATCCGCGAACGTGTCAATTCTTGCGTAGTTAAATTGTTCGTCTACACTATTGCGTCCAAACATGCCCCATTGGAATATCACGCCCAGTGATGGTGATGCCGTTGTGTCGTCAGTGTTAAATGTTGGCGCATCGCTTGCAATTGTGATAGTATCGCTAAAGCTATTTGTGCCACTATGCACGTTATTGCCCGTAAGCGTCTTGTTACCAGTAATTGTTTGTGTTGAGGAAATATCGACTGCTCCGAGAGTTGCGATTGCTGCGGAAGCACTGGCATCATCAAGAAGAGTTCTTGCAAAAGCGGTTAAATCAGTTGTGGCGGCTGTATTCGTGCCATTAAAATAAGGTAATTTATTCGCCGTTGCGGTCAATCCTGCCAATGCAAGTAAAATAGCACTGAAGGCTTGGACATTTGTTCCAATAACCAATCCAAGATCAGATACAACTTGTGCTGGCGTTCTGTTTATCCAGTCTGTGCCATTGTATTTCATAAAGTCGTTGTTTGCGAGGGATGTAAACAAAACATCGGACAAATTGGAAACGGAAGGAGTTGTTGCGCTTGATAAATCAGCCCACAATGCCGCCCCTGTTTGCGGATCTAAGCAAACAAAATATGTATTGGTGACAGTGTTTATCCAAATTGAACCTTCGGAATAATCGTCCGTTTGATCATCATTGACTGTTGGATCTGTTGTCGTGATCGTTCTTTTTGGGATATTATTTGCCGCATCTGTCACATCACCTGATATTGAAGCCACTACAACAATAGAGGACACAATCGCCGCCAAAGCTTGAATTGCCCCTGTGGCGACTGTTCCATCCTCAATATCCGCAAGTGTTTCTATATCCGTTGATATGGGAGCAAGAATATTAATATCATCAGAATCAGAGGCAACTATATTGATATTTGTGGCGTTTCCAGAAGCGGCTGTGACATCTGCCGCAATACCTGCCACTACTGGCACATCTGCCATTATAGAAGCCACTGATCCAATTGTATTTGCGCCTGTTAAATCATCACTGACCGCTATAAAATCAGGGTTTGTTAGTACCGCCTCAACATCATCTCTTGCATCGCTAATTTCTGACGCATTGGCAAATATATCACCAATGGCTTGGCTACTATATGCAGAAGAGGTAATGGGCAATTGGTATTCGGTTGGGTTTTGCTTTATCTTGCGCAGTAATCGCTCTGTGCGTTCGCTAATGCCTGTGATTGAAGCCACAATAGCACTTTCAACATAACAATCAGCCGATAACTGACCATTATCATTTAAGGTTTGGGGGTTTTCTCTTGACGCAGTTCCTGTTGGTGCTTGGTATAGTATTGCTTTTGTGGTGCTTTTGCTACCATCATCATTGGCAACATAGAAAGTGACCACCGCTTGTGCGAGGTTTTTTTGAATAATGCCAAAATCTGCTATTTTAACGCGCGTAGTCATCTGTTTTTACCTCGATATCCATAGCCATTACCATTATAATACCCATCATTGTCAAAGCCACAATCAACCGAACCAATGACTGGCTCTGTTACAGGTGGTTTTGGACCAGAAAAACGACCATCGTATGCCGACAACAACATTTCCAACTTTTGAGCATCCTCATCAAGCCTACGAAGTTCACCTTCTGATAATCTTCTGACTGGTCCGCTACCAATTTCATAAGCAAGGCGTTTAACGACCCATAAATACCATGATGGACGCAATCTAATGTCCTCATCCCCTACACCGCTTGGATCAATGCTCTTTTGGTAAGTTTGGACGCGAACCCGAAGAACAAGACCCAAATCTTCCTCAACTTGTGTTGGGAGAGGGTAAACTTTCAAAACCATATCTTTATCTTTGGTGACATGCACACGGCATGGGCGACCTGTTTCATTCAATTTTTCTAAAACATTCTCGCTTTCGTAATTGAAAATCAACGAGTCAACATACCCTGTCCTATCAACAATGGATGTGCTAAATACACCCACAACGCCACTATCACTTGAATAATCAGACAAATCATAATCGCCAATACCTGCCTCAAGGGGAATATCGAACACTTCCCAAAATCCAGGCATGGACAATACACCAACTTGGTAATTTAAGAGCATTTCAAGCCAATTAAGTGTCTTTTTCATTTCACCTTCATCTGGTGATGATTGAGACGCAGGAAACGCACCAATCGTACTTAGTGCGTCCTCTGCTATCTGTTTGGCGGTTTTAATTGTTGGCAAGATTTGATCCTCATATCAAATTACAGATTAAGCCTTGGCTTTGGCTTCCAAGAACTTTTCAACATCTGGCTTTGTGATATTGCCATTCGCGCCTGTGCCAGTGATATCATTAATATCAAGACCATTGGCTGTAATGAGCACAAGTGCGCTGTCTGTAGCTTTTTTGATCTCTTCTAGGGTAAATGACGCGTCTTTATCACTAGATTCATCGCTAATGGCGTTTTCTTGCGTTTCTAGGGCTTTATCTTCTTGAGTGGTATCATCAACCGCCTCACTTACATTTAACGTTTGTGCGTCAACCTGTGGGGCTTGATTTTCAGCGACAACATCAATTTCCTCAACATCATCTTCAATTAGGTTGTCTTTGCCATCGATATAGTCCTTTGGCAACTCAACATTACCATTCAAGAAATCTATCAATGCAGGACGCTCATCTTCATCGGCTTCAAGGAATATTTCACCATCTTTTTTCTGCGCTACGCGTAATTTAAGAGCCTCAAAGGTTAATTCAGAAAATCGAGCAATGCACTCGCCTTTTTTAAGCTGCGCTTGGACGTTATCAGTGGCAATAACAGGGAGTTCTAACTTAGAACCATCAACTTCCTCAACGATAAATCCATCTTTCATGAATTTAATTCCCACCTCAAAAGGCAAAATCTTTTCTTCGCCGTACTTAAATTCAACTGTCTCAAGATTTCCGTTAACAAAAATCTCATGGATACGAACAACCGACTCCTCTGTCACGCTCGTATCAATTACTCTTAATGCTTTTTGCTTGCTCATGGTTATGATCCTTCCTTCTCTGGCTGTTTGTGGTCATATGGAGATAGACCGATATAAAACCGATCTATCCACTATGATCACTAGATTTTTGACGCAGGTAGCATAGCTGGCAACAAGATAAACCCTGCCGCAGTATCAGAACCAGCCGACAATGTGTATGTGATTGCTTTTCCAGTCTTATCTGTATTGATTTCAGGGAAATCATCACCAGCATTTGCACTGTCTTGAACAACCAAATCCGCACCGCGTGTCGTGCCAGCATTTGCACTTGTGGCTTTGATGTATCCAGCCGTAGCAACGGACAATCCATCAATAAAGCCATCAGCATCACCAGAGTCACTTGATAGTGTTCCCACATCAATTGTTTCTGTAGCATCAACTGTCACCACTTCAACGCCCACATTAGGGGCAATAGCACCGATTTGTGTAAAGCCTGTGTTTGTTTCTGTAGCGGCAGTTTGATCGGCGGCGTTAAATGGAATAACCATTGTGGTTTGAGCCACACTGTCATCAATATTAATGCTTGCTTGACCAGAGGCTTTGACGTTACGTACGACAACGAAGTGACCAGAAGGGGCTTGAATATACAAGTCCACCGCAGGAACGCTATCGGCTACATTAAAATCAAAAAAGCCATTTGTTAGAGGCAATGGATTAGCTAAAGCACCACCATTGGCATCTGTTAAAGCAAGTTTAGCTGTGCCATTAGCCGAAGTTACATAAACTGCACCGCCAGCCTCGCTAATTGCTCCACCTGTAATCAGGCTTCGTAGTTGGGAGTTATAATTTCTCATAACATTTTCTCCTATATTTGGTTTGAAAACAGGTAGCCCAATTAAGGGCTACCTTGATGAAATTAAAGTGCCGCGGCAGTTTTAACGGCAACTACGCCGTAATCTTCTGCTGCATTTGCGCTTGCTGTAGGCTTATACTGTGGCTTAAGCATACCAAGCATTTGTTGATAACCAACGGCAGGTTTGCGACCATAATCATTTTGATCGCCTTCCAACCATTCGCCACCACCCAATGTGGTAAAGCCCAATGCACCAGCACCCATAAGAGTGGCTTGCGCACCTTCCACTGTACCACCTGATCCCCACTTAGAACTTGAAGCCAAGCCAGTCGTGTTGACCACTTTGCGGTGTTCGTACAAGATTAACCCATCAACAACCGCTAGAGCGTTCATGAACAATGGGTTTTTAGAACCACGTTCCGCAGCGCGAGAAACAATTGTTTGATATGTTGAATCAAGTAACAAATCACGGCGTTGTTCAGGTGACATCACCATAGCATAGTATTCCTTACCGCCTTGACGGATTGGGCGAATACCTTGTCTACGTGCGAATGTCTTTGCTGACACACATGTAGCCCATGACATCTTATCTGTCGCAGTCAAAGTAGCCTCTGACGTTGCAGTACCAGCGTATTTAACGCGGTTTGCCGATGCTGGGGTAACAGAGGCAGCAAACTTCAATGAAGGTAGCTGTGATGTACCACGAGTGGATAGGTCAGTATTAAGCGTAAATGCCCGACCAGCGGCAGTTAAGAACATAAGTTCATCAACCTTATCTGGCAACCAAAAGCCTAATTTGTCCTTGGCTTGCTCACGGAAGCGAATAACAGTTGCCTGTTCAGACATTTGACCTTTTGATTTAACGGCGTGTGCCAAGCAATCAATCACGATGATTTGCGCATCGTTGACCATTTGCTCTTCTGCTCCGTTTAGATCGTTGTCACCTGCTGTACCATCTCCTTCGAGATCATTCACCATTTGCATCACGCACTCAAGACCGCGAGAGGTCTTAGTGAGTTCGTCAACTCGATGAATAGGGGTGTTCATGTTTGTGCCAATAAAGCCGTTGCTCTGCCAAAACGATTCGTCACGGAATTGCAACCAAAGCTTACTTGACCAAACTTTTTTCTGGGCGGCTGATAATGCACCAAAATCTGTTTGCATAGGGGTAGTCTCCTTGTTTGTTTTAGGCTTTTGGAGACACTCTTTTCTATGTGTTCCTAGAGCCTAGATTGCTGTTCTACCTAAAACGCGTTGGATAAGCTGGGGCGAATTTTTTAAAATATCAGCTAAATCATCTTGGCTCATTTGTTCAATTTGCGCCTCGGTTAATTCACCTGTATCCGTACCCATACTCATACTCGCTATTGAAGGCGGTTGTGAGTTAGCTAGTTCAATTTTCTTTGATAGGCTTAATGCGTTACCAGAAACTTGAGTTTTGCTAGGTTCAGTAGCTTGACCATTTGCCGTCTGCGGTTTGTATTCACTTGGGTTAACAAAAGAATACTGACCAAGAAGTAATTTAGTGGTGTTTTCTGTCGTGAGTTGATCTGTAAGAAGTGCTTTTTCTTTCATAAGCGCGACATGAACTCTCGGATCATTTGATTGAGCGTTCACCCCACGCATTGCAAGATTCTGCACTGCTTGTTGACTGATTGTTTCCCACACGGCTTTTGAAGTGCTCGGAGGTAAATTATCAATCTGGGCAACATTTGGGTGCTCTTTTTGGATATTGAGGGCAGATTCATGAATATAATCTTCTACCTGTTTTTTGGATAGAATATCATTGGTCACTTGTCTCGACTCTTGGGATATTTGTTCTAACCTAAGCTTCGATAGCCCACGTATCTCTTTGTCAATTTCTAAAGTTGCTTTTGTTAATTCGACTGTGGAAATATCGCCATCGTCATACTTTTCAGCTAACTCAAGCTTTTTTGCCTCTGCCGTATCAATTTTGGCATCAATATCATCAACCAAAGAACCCTTGTCGTCCACCTGCTCCACTTGTTTATTTTGGGGATCATTATTCTTTTCAGACATTTGCAGTCTTAAAGCTTCATTTTCTCTTTCTCTAAACTCAAGTTTCGCACGTATCAAATCACGTTCAGATAAAATCTCATCAAACCTCGGCTTTGGGATCATATGTGGGGTTTTCCCATTATCACCTTTTGCGTCATCAATCTTTTCTTCTGCCGTTGCCTTTTCAGGGGTTTGTTCGGCTTCTGATTTTTCTTGATTAAGGGCTTCAACTTCTGCCTCTGCCTCTTTGAGCCCTGCTAACATAGGATCATCATCGAGTATTTGTTCTTCGGCTTGGGTCTCTTCCCCTTGGTTTGTTAAGTCTAAATCTTCATCAGTTGGTTTTGTGGTCATACTAAGTCCTTTTCGCTTGACGTTCTGCGGTTGCGCCCGATATCTACGGCGGCTAGAAAGACATTTATCGCTATGCCTCAAAGCGGATTGTCAAAAGATTTAGGAATTAAAAAAGCCACACAATCCCAAAGAGGGAAAATGTGGCTAGGTTGTTCCTGCACCAATCGACATTAAAAGGATATGGTTTTTATTAAAAACTGTCAACTTTGTTCTAATTTAAGCCCCATATATAAGCGTACGGGGGTTAAAATAAGTCACTCCTTATCAGTATACCAGACAAAATGAACGCAATCACAGGGCTTTTAAAAGTGATTCGTTACGGCTTTTCTGTTTGCTTGGTCTCAATGTGTGATACTTTTCCAGCTTGAAAACTGACTGTAATTGATCCGTAAAAACTTGGGTTTAATTTCTCAACCATTTTTGAGATAACCCACTGCATGTTTTGATCAATCACCATTTCTAAACCCCTTTTAAAGCGTTTAATGCCACTGTCGTTTGTTGATTATCGGATAGGTTCATGTCGCTTTTCAAAACTTTGCCCGAATACATCTCGTTCCATTGCTCATGCGCTTGATTGGCTAAACCTGCGTAATATTGAAATCCAAGAGCAATCATATTGGCAAAAGGTAATTCTGACTCCACTGTATATTGTGGATCACCATCTTCATCATGCCAAATCATAACCAATCTTGACCAACAATTATCCTGATCACCCAATAAAGCCTGTATCTGTGGTGGATGCGTCCACCCAACAAGCCAAAGCCCATTAAAATTTAATTCTTTTGTTAAATACCCCTGCAATTCTTCGGCAAAATGCTCTTGCATAGGGTGTGGTGGGATATTCAACAATTCATCGGGCTCAAAATTCTTTAAAACCACTTTGCCATTCTTTGAATCTGCCTCGGGGGCTATAATCCAATAGTGCTTTTTATCTGGAACGCCATAATTACTGTCAAAAGATGCCTCAATAAACAATCTTTTTTTTATAACTGGCGATTTCCATAGGTTACTTGGTAATTTCATACTCCACCACTCTTTTTTATGTTGTCTTTAAGCCATTCTGCCGTGCCAACAAGTTCGGCAACTGTCACAGATCTCCCCATAGATGCCTCTTGTTCAACATACTCATAAACTAAATGATACAATCTTTCTGCTAAATTTGTAATACGTGGCTTACAACCTTGGTGCAAAGGCACAACCTTAAAGTTATTTTGCTTTACTTTAGCCATTAATTGACAAATCCCTCTGGCGTTGATGTCTGAACTGGGGTTTCATTCATTGCGTCTGCTCCTGCGGCTTGCGCTACATCTTGCGGAACTGATTGCTGGGCTAACTCCATCGCCTTTTTCCACTCATTCTTGCGCGGTAGGCTTGTTTGATCAATAATCAATTCTGGCGCGGTTTGAGCCAAAGCCATACCAATTGGACCAAGTTTCTCAATCATCATCATAGTTTCTTCAAACTGTGCTTGTTTAAAGGTAGCTGAAATCGGAACTTCATCAACATGAACGGAATATTTACCGACTGTAATATCATTCATTCTCGTGATAGAGTTTGTGCCAGTCTCCATTTTCTTATTAATCTCATAAGTCACAAGAGACGAGTCCTCTCCCAATACGCGGAATATCCTATTTTCTGTGTAAAATCTCTGGAATATATCCAAGCTTGATTTGCCTTGAAGTTTCTTGGATCGGCTAAAATTATCAGAATACATTTGGATTGATAAAACGGCTTGGCGTTGACGCGCCTCGATTGCTCTGCCTGATTGAACTCTGTCTATTTGACCCAATGCCGATTGGTTAATGCCACTAATTTCATTTAAATCCTCACGCGCCTTTTCTTCCAAGCGATCCAACCCTTGAGGATATCCACCTGGATCAATCCTTGAAGGCTTCTCTGCGTTTTTCTTGTGTTTCACGTTAATTCCAGGGGATGCCCCAAATTTCTTAAGGTTTTCTTCTTGGTCTGGATCTAAAGAATCTTCTGAATACATCCAGCCTGAATTGGCATTACGATTGAGAATATCGGTTAAAACTGAACGCTTTTTGTTAATCTCGCGTTGTGGATCAATCAAATCATCAATCATACCTCTCGTTTTGCCTCGGCGAAAATAAGGGAAATAACCAACTGTCGTATAATTATTATAGATTGACCATTCATCAAACAATAAAATGTCGCCACAAGTCACAGTACGTCTCACACGATTAACTGGGCGATTGGCAACCTTGACTAAATTTCCATTCATTTCTGCGTACTTTAAAACCTTATCAATGATTGAAGGGTCTTTAAGCCATGCATCAGGGATCATTTCGTGATCTTCGGTCTCTGTATCCACAAAGCACGGCACAATAGATTTAACCTTATACTGGCTATCAAGTAACCTAATTTGCTTCGCTTGGTGATCAATAAAATCGCCATGATAAACATCTGCCCATCGATTATAATCCCTATCATCGGCATATTGTCCAAATGTCGTCTTAGGGCTGACATCAACATCACCAAGGTAGCTCATGATATTTGATTGATACGTTGGACTCATGACGTTTTGAACAGCTATTGCCGCATCCGAACCATAATTTGAGTTAATAGCATCAATGTTTGTCCATACCGAGTCTTGAATATAGGATGCCCCATATTTATCATTATTCAAATCATAATGCTTGCAATCTGGATCTATGTATTTAGCAAAAGGGTCACTTGCTGTATAAGCTATCTCGCCCATAAAATTATCTTCAAAGCATAGTTCTATATCCCAAAATCCTCGCCCTGTTGAAAGCCCATCGGCAAAAACGTCCGTATCCACGTATTGTAAATCTGTTCTATTGGCTTCGGATTTGTAAATATTATTTAAAACCTCTGCTAAATCTTCGGAAGATGATGAGTTTGAAGTTGGTAAAAATGAAACATCAAGCCTGTTACTTGACTGATAACCCATGACGAGGCGATAAAGAGGCGCAATCTTATTCATCACAAGTGCCGTTCTTTGGGCTTCATTCAAGATTGCTCTTTGTTGTGGCGTGTACTGCTCACCCTCTAAAAATTCAACACAAAGCTTGGCTTGTTTAGCCCATCTTGAGTGTGGTTCAACTGTTCTGATCCATCGATAGCAAAGTTTGCGAACAATCTCATCGTTTTGTTCTGGTAGCTTTAAGCCATTTAAGCCGTAACCCATGAATCACTCCTGCCCAATCCAGTATTTCTTAATCCAGTTCTAATGCCTAGCGAATCACTTGGTGGTTTTGGTAAACTAGGCTCTTTTATCAAGCCCATTTCTTCCAAATCAACAATTCTTGCAAGGCAATCTATCATATCATCATGTTTTAAAACAGGAAATGCAACATATTCTTCTTCGATGAAGTCTCGCACAAGGTCACGAGAGCGACCCTCATTGTCTTGAACGATGCATGAGGTGGGTAATATAATCCTGCTTTTTGCTATGCCGTCACCGCCATCTGTGACCGATTTATAGCCATTTTCAAAATAGGGTACTAATCTCAATATCCTTAATTCCTTTTTCATTGATCCACCTAATGGCTCTATATGAAATTCATAGACATCTCGCTTTTGGACTGTTTCGATGTAGCTTATATCGGCTTGCATACCATATTCTTCATAAGCCACGAGTTCTGGCTTCCATTTTCGGTGCAATTCCATCAATACTTCGCCCCTTTGTGTGAGGCTCATGCGGTCACGGCGCATCTCTAAAATCCGATATTTATGATCTGCGCCATAGCCAATAACCATCATTGACGTGTAATCACTGGAATTATTACCCTTTTTGTTTGATTTTCTCTGTTTGCCCCCTGCTGGATCAACAATTATGAAGCGGAATAGACTTCTCATGGCGGCACTGTATTCGACATCTTCTTTGACAATCCAATTTAATTGGAATCCCATCGCTTTATCTGCTGTAGGATTTAAAAGCATTTGAGACGAAAACACATAAGGACCTTGATTAAGGCGTTTTTTATCTAAGGTTTCTTGATCCATTAAAACTGGATTACCAAACTCCGTGCCATCATCAGTTGCTGGGAATACCCTCGGAATAACTGCGCCTCGATCCATCATGACCGAATAAGTATCAAATAGGTGATATCGAGTGCCAATATAACGCACTGTGCCACCAACCGCGCCCAAGTTATCAGACATTGACCAAGCCTCGGTGGTTTTGTGTATCTGATCAGCCGTTGAGACACTCTCCATTGTCACCACATCATCGTAAATCATGAGTTTGAAGTGGCGACCTGTGGGCATACCATCAACAAGTCCATGACCCTCAACTGTAGCCTCTTTAGGGTTTTGTGTGCGCTTCACCTCAATACCGCCATCAATTGACCATCTGCGCGATTGCCGTTGTGGCTCTTCATAGAAGATATGAGACCAAAGACGCTTTAAATCATCGTTCATCTCAAGTTCTGATTTAATCTGCTTCACAAAATCACGCGCAATCGATTTGGTGTGCGAGAAAATACCAATGGTTATCTCTGGATCATTGATAATATCAAATATAGTCATGCCAAACGTAATAATGCTTGATTTTCCATGCTCCCTTGCCCACAAATCCAAGTGCCCATTTGGATCGCGCTGGACATCACGACATCGATTAAAAAGCCATTCCTTGTTTAGATCCGTGCGCTTGAGAATAAACACAAGCAAGAAGAATAAATCAGTTTGACCAAGACCGCGCTTTATATCATCCAAATTACCCCTTTTAACGCCCTCCTCATACATCCGCTTGTAGTAAGCCATGCACGACCTATACCCAAATTTGAAGTGGATTGGCAAATCACTCATTTGTTTTGCCTATGGTTTTTTCAAACTCCGCAAACACTTTTTGTGCAATATCATCAAAGAATTTTGAACCCTGTGATGCCAAATCAGTCGGATTGCCCTCTTTGTCCACCATCTGTGTTTTAATCAAAGCCTCTCCACCATACTTTTTGGGCGCAATCTTGCTCAAATACCATTTTGTATTATCAGCCCGAATTTTAGCCAGCATGACAGACTCTTTACTCAATACCTTCATTCTCTCGCCAGTCTCTGGGTGTATAGCGTCCGTAAATCCATCCTCGCCCATCTCAATCATGTTATCAGCCATCACATCAAGCCCAATGTTTCGCGCACGCGTGTACTTGTCTAGAAAACCCTCTCGGATTATTTGCCCATCATCCCCCCTCACCTCTCCTGTATTATGATAAATCCATGAATAAATCGTTTGTCTACATGGCATGTCGCCTTGTTTGCAGATTTTATTGAGGCTAATTCCTTGCGCCAATTGGTCGCATATTTTATCGGCAAGGGCGTGTGTAAAAATAGTTAAGCCGTGTAGGGTTGGCTCATCTTTTTCTGTACGCTGTACGGGCTTCTTTTTGCCCTTTTTGACTACTTCTTTTGTGGTTTTAATTTCTCTCATAAATTCAAGATAGCGTATATGCGCTTAAAAGTCTATTGAGATGCGTTTTTAGGTTCACGACTAAGTGATGAACATGGAAAATAGTAACTGGGGTTTTTAAAATTGCGAGATATTATTAAATAGCCAGAAATGAGGGGATATTTGGTTTATGTGAAAAAAGTGGGGCATTTACATGGGCGTACAGCAAATTAAAAGGGGTGTGCCTTGTGTTGATACCAAAGAAAAACCCCATAGATGGGGATCTATGGGGGGAGAGGCTCTCATGTGTAATATTATGATGATAAAGATTTTAACTTTTGTCAATATCCATTAATTTTATCTTCATTTAAATATGGTTAAAACTGTGGTGTTAATGTTTGTTCCGCTTTCGCGGAATGACCCGAATGGCAAATCAGACCATTTGCCATTAACCAAGCCATGTTCCTTGGCGGTGATAGGTAGTATTGCAGTTAAAACGCCACCATCTTTTAAAAACTTTAAGGCGTGTTCTATGTGCTTGGCGTAGTGTTTGCCGTAAAATGGTGGATTCATTACGACACGATCATATTTTGGTGTGGGGTGCGTTTCAAGGAAGTTTGCCGTTTGAACTTTATGCCCTTTAGATCTGGCAATTTCGGCTCTGACTGGATCAACCTCTATGCCATGGACAACATTTAGGTAGTTCTTCTTAACGAGTGCGTCCATGAAGCGACCACAACCGCATGATGGTTCTAGGATTAACTCTGGATCACGCGAGTAAAAATCGCCAACTATGCGATCCACAACGGCTTGAGGCGTGGGGTAGTATTGTAAATCCTTTGAGACATAGGTTGATTGCTGTTTTTTTTCAGGCTTTTCCTCATAGCAATCGGCTAAAACTTCTCCATAGTACTGGGCGAGGGCGCGATTTATGTCCTTGAGCGTCTCTTGTGTGAAAATCATGTGGGCGTTGCCGTTCTTAAATCGTCTAAGTTCAAATCCACGAGTCTCAAGGTAGGCTTTATCATCCTTTTTTAATTCATCTCTCAATTGAAAATAATTTAAAATCGGTTTGTTTTGATATGATGCCAGAGCGTTTACAACATCAGCCAGTCTTTCCCATCCGTAAAAGCCATACTCACCGAATCCAGAAAGTATGATCCGCTTTGGCAAGCCGTCCACGCCTATTTTCACTTTCTCGTGTGATTTATATGATTGATCAAGAGAGCAGAAAACCTCGGCAAGTCCTCGCAGTATGTTTGACCAAGGATCAAGGATGTAGTCGCCGAATGTGGATCTGATATTATCCATTGTAAACTCTGGGAGATCGGACATTGATTGCTCAAAGCGTTTTTTGTCATTTGCGCTCATGAGAATATCAAGATTGAGTCCTTTATGTAAAGATAGCCAAGCCGAACGCCTCAAGCCGTCCTCAAGCGTTCTTAAGTTAACGCGCCCTGTGTCTATGTTGACCTGGCCAAAAACGCCGTTGACTGTGCACGATGTGATCAAATCGTTTCCAGAGGCTTTAAAAGCTTCTAGTGCATTTTCAAGATTACCCTTTTTGGTTTCGTACTCTGTGACCAGATCAGATATCTTTTGTTTTAAGGCTATATTTGTTCCCATTGTTTAAAGCCTCCTTTGCTTATGGTTATAATATAAACCTATTGACTTTATTTGTCAATGGGCTATAATAATAAAAATGGAGGTCATGAAAAATGATTTATAGATACTACTCAAAGGTGGGCGGTTGGCGGTTTGTCATCATGTACCTACAATCAAAAAAGGTGATTCGTTTGCTTGATACGTCAACATTCGAGATTTACGTGATCAAGCCAGATCAAGTTAGAGAATTGATTGAATATACAAATATAAACCTCGCCGATATGGCTAAGCGTATCAAAGAGCGCAAAAAAGTCAAAAAACAGATCGGTGTTCCATATTCCATCAAGGCGGTTCGCTTGGCGATTGAAAAATTAGAGGAGCGTTCACAATGTCTATTATAACATGCCATAAATGCTCAACCTTTATTGATACTGACAATGATTGTGATGCATTTTCTGTAAGCACTGATGACTGTCAAGAGATTAGCCTTGAATATCCACTGTGCCATGATTGCAAGATTGATTATGAGGGATTGCTCGTGTTTTCCCAAAAGCTTGATCAATTTACCCAAGATGCCTTGGATTGGGTGAGCACTATTGGAAACATAGAACTACTCACCGCGCTTTATCAAGCAAAAGAGACGATTAATAACCAATTATACCCAAACCCACCAAAGGAGAATTAAGAAATGCCCAATACAGAAAATCAAACAGTGTATTCTATATATGATTATAAATTATATAGCCGAGATATGGAACGCGCCAAAATTGGCGATTGCTTGGTTGATGGATATGACAAACAAGAGGTGGTCGAAAGAGCCGAAAATCTACTTAGTGACCGCGCCGAAGAAAATGGCGAATACGGAGAAAGAGAAGATTATTATGTTTTGGTAACAACCGATGCCGATGGTAAAGAAACTTATGAGCAAATAACCTTGCAGTGGTGCGCCGAGAGAGATTCATATCAAGACGATGTGCGATGGACTTGGGCGAATAGTGTAATATAACAAAGGAGGAAGTTATGTCAAAGTCACAGATAGTTCTTGAAGCTATTATTATTTATGTTTTTTTTGGTTTTATGATATTCGGGATACCTTGGGTATATTATATATTAACAGGGAGCGTTATAAATTATGGTTAGCCTTTACAAAAGAGTTCCAGAGCCAGAATTTAAACTGGATTACTGGATCATACGTCAAGAAGCAGAGTTGATGAAAGCAATGGCAGATCAGGCGATTATTGATTACAAAAAAGCGATTGGATTGGATCAGTAAACAATTACCATAACCATGTGTTTTGAGGGGGTTTTTGACCCCCTTTTTTACTGTCTTGAAATTGGCAGAAAACAGCGATTTTCACTTATGAAATCGGGGCTTGTAAAAATAGGTTAAGTTGTTGAATTATAACATTAATTTTGCCTTATAAAAAAATATTGCAAGAGACCTCTTTTGAAATCGTCAAAAAAATGATACGATTGCAAATGTTTTTGAAATTGTAAGGTATTGAAATGATTGAAGAAAAAAAGGTTAAAAGAAAACAGCGCGGACGTAAAATCATCCGCAAAGAGAAAAAAGTCAAAAATGTGCCAAAAAAACCACTTCGTGAGCCATCAATGGTGGGGTACATGCGCGTCTCTACCGATAAACAAGACCACGCCCTCCAGTATGACTCACTTATCAATTATGGAATAAGCGAGGACAAGATATTCAAGGATACCATGTCGGGAAGTAAAATCACCCGAGACGGATTAACTAAATGCCTAAAATACTGTATCAGAGGCGACACCATCGTTGTCTGGAAGATTGACCGCTTCTCTCGTAAAACCAAAGATATGCTTGAACTGCTGGAAGGGCTTGAAAATAGAGGCATAGGCATCAAATCAATTACACAACCATTCGACACCACAACACCTGGTGGAAAAATGATGCTCCAACTCTTGGCAATATTTGCAGAGTTCGAAAGAGAAACCATAAGAGAACGCATCACCGCTGGAATCCGATCAACAAGAGAAGCCAACAAAAATATGCGCTGGGGCAGAAAGCCCCAAAGCGATTATGATCCAGTCGAAATAAGACGACTCAAACGACAAGGGCTACAAAACAAAAAGATAGCGCGTCAACTTGGGATATCAGAAGCAACTGTTTCTCGCGCCATCAATCATAAAAAACACAAAAAAAAGCAATAGCAGGTTTATTTTTAATCTAAACCAAACAACTTTGGTAAGCCACCGCCATCAGCTGCATCTATCGGAGCACTTTGTTCCTCAACCTTGGCTGGCTCGGCATCAAAAAGTGACATTGGCATCAAAACACCTGTCCAATTTGGAAAAATATCGTCTTGAACCAAAATCGGGCAACCATAGCGATCACCTGTAAATTGTAAACATATTGCTGGCTTTCCAGTCATGACCGATAAGGATCTCGCCAAAGAGTCAACATACTTTCCATTCACATGGATTTTGTTAAATGTTATTGAAGAATGACGTGG